ATGGCAACAATAACATATGAACTTGGAAAACCAAAGCTAGATAAGTCTAGAAAGGTATCTATCGTAGTCTCACACAAGGGGCAGAGAAGAAGAATTCCTACCAATATCGTTCTGACTGATAGTGACGTCTCACGAAGCGGGAAGATTTCATCCCGAAAGATACAGAAGGCGATTGATGACAAGATAAATCTCCTTAAGGATAAATTATATGACCTAGAGATTGACTTGTTAGGCAAGGATGTAGATATTGATTGGATTTTCTCGCATATAACAAAAGAAAGCGAAACTCTTGATTTCTTCGAGTATGCAGAGAAATGGATAGAACGTTCCACCAATAAAGGAAAGAAGAATTATTCTATAATGCTGAACTCCTTGGAACGTTTTAATCAATGCAGAAAACTGCCATTCTCGCTTATAGACTATAGTTTCCTTAATAGATATAAAGATTATCTCGATGGGCATCCTAGAGCACAGTCTTTATACCTTGGCAATATCCGTCACTTGTTCAATGAGGCTATTAAGGAATACAACACGGATGATAAGAAAGTGATTACCAATAATCCTTTTGAGAAATTCTCTATTCCCAAGGATATACCTAACACAAAGAACAGGGTAATCAGTGAAGAGAACCTTGTCAAGGTGTTTAAGTTCAAAGGTACAAGGCGTATCGGTATGGCTAGGGATTGTTACATTATGTCGTTCTGTATGATGGGAATGAATTCTGTTGATATGTATGAATGTACGCAATACAAGAATGGTGTGCTTGCATATGACAGAGCCAAGACTAGGGATAAGCGAGCGGACAACGCCCACATAGAAATAGAAGTACCTGATGTTATAAAACCTTTATTTAAAAAGTACAAAGGAACATCTAGGGTTTTTGATTTCTATATAAAGTATTCCAATTCGGGTAGCTTCAACAAGCATATCAACAAAGGTCTGCATTATATAGCGGACGAGTTGGGAATACCTCGTTTTGACTTCTATTCAGCCCGTCATACTTGGGCATCAATTGCTAGAAATAAACTGGGAATAGATAAATATACGATTCATGAAGCTCTTAACCATGTTTCGGACTTGGACATAACCGATATTTATATCCAGAAGGATTATACCAATATCAACAAGGCAAATGCAAAGGTCGTTGATTATCTTATCAACCTTGCAGGAAACAATATATAATATAATAAGGAGATAGGGGAAGCTTAGTCTTCCCCCTCTTTGTTTTTGTTCTCCTCTTCCTTTTTATTCATTTTTGCACCAGTAGCTTTCATGATAGCCTTCAGAGCTTCTTCAAAGTTCAAGGAATCCTTTCCGCCATTAGGATGTTTCTCCCACCAGTCAGGGTCAACCCAACGCATTGCCTTGTCATACCAAGATTGGTCGATGGAGGTTTTCTTGCCATCTTGACTTATCAACAAATATCCACCTTGTCCATCGCTAGCTATTCGCTGAACTTGTTCAAGGTTGACCCATGTCTTTTGTTTTTCGCTATATACCCACATAGTTATTGATTTAAATTATTTTTGTTCCTATTGTGCAAAGATACCGCAAAGTATTAAAAATACCAAATAAAACCTATTTCTATATTTCAAGTTTGACCAAATGTGAGTTATTTTGTGTACCTTTGCAGAAAATTCTTAAAATATGATACAAAGATTTACGGAAATGTACTACGATGATGCTGTGCGCTTCGCTCAGTATATACAGGCTACGGAAGGTGGCGAGATTGAACTAGTTAAAGAGGATGCAGATGGTTTTCCTCTTCCGCCTAAGCACAAGGTGTTTGACAACATGGTGAATTGTCTGAAGATAAGAAACTTTGAGATTGCTTATCTTCAGCAAAGACGTAATCCCGATGATGATAAGAAACATCGCAATCGAAATCTCTATCGCTACATCATGGGTCAGAAGATTAAAGAGGTTCGTGAACTTAGCGGTATGACCTTAGAGGAGTTGGCAGAAAAGTCAGGTTATAAGCCTAACAACATTCGTAACATTGAAATCGGGCGTTTTAACGCAGATATTGATACGTTATGCAATATTGTTGAGGCTATGGATGCTCATTTTGAGGTGATGAAGGATTAAAATGTGTTTCTGTACATAAATTATATTTAATATTTAAAAGAAATGTATTAAATAATTTGCAAGATTTAGGTGTTTTTCTTATCTTTGCAACGTAATATAAAAGGTGAGACACACCCGAAACAACTGTATTGAATATATGAATAAAGCATATTTGATTTTCAGCAAGAACACAAGCATTCAAGAATGTTGTACTTGGTTTCGTTATCGTGACGAAGCTTTAAGATACAATAAAGAACATTTTGAGAACGTGTTTAAGGTATTGCCACATGAGTTTGATTCTTTGAAAGATGTTGACCCTTGCGAGCCGACAGAGTTCACGAAGTCTTCAAGATGCGAGCATTGCTGGAGAAAGATTAAGAATGATTATCTAAAACATATAGGAGATATAAATATGAAGAAAGAAGAAAATTTTGACCCAAATGTCATTGATGACAGCGAGTTTGAAGAAGTAAGAAAGTCGTTTGAAGAGAAGTTTGGCGAAAAGAAATAGTATTTCACTATTAGCCAAAAGTGAGTTTAATAACCCGAACGCATTTGTTAGGATGAAAGAATTATGCTATCTTTGCATTGCGTTCCTTGAAATAATTAATTATGAGTAATAACAAAGAAGATTTTGATGCGCAGGTAAGTGCATTTAAAGAGAAGTATCCCGATTTCAAGCCAGCCAAACCTATTGAGGTTCTTAACTTGATTATGATAAGAAAGAATGCCAAGGAGATTCTTGAAGGCAAGAAGAAGGTTGAATACAGAGCCTATACAGACCATTATATTGGTCGTTTGTTTGACAAGGATGTTTTGGAGTTCCTTAAAAAGCATGGTGAAGAAGAGGATGTAATTAAAGCGCAAGAGGAGGGTATTGTTGACCCATTGCGAGTAGTGAAGACAATCCACTTCCATGATTATAACAACTCGTGGTATCTCGATTGCGATGTTTTGGTGAATGATACCTGCATCGTAATGAAAGAAGATATGGATTTCCTTCATGAAGAGTATGATAGTCATGACCTGGATGAAATGTATGAGGCATTGGAGCTTAAAAAGGAGAAAGAGCGTCCTTTGTTTTTCTTCTTTGTTGTTGACAAGGTAACTAAAACGACTCTAAAGTAGGTGGGCGTAAGTCCACTGACCCTAGATAATTCCTCAAGGGGAGTAGTTTATGATTCGTGGACTTAAAACGTTACAACTATGTCAGAGGCATCAAGAGGTTATCGTTACACCCAATGGAGAGCGGTAACAAATCGTACAACAGGTCTTCGTGCAGGTGAGAGACGACAGCGTGGTAGAAATATCGAATATCGTAACACTGGCGCACAAGGAACTACTTACGGTGGCGCAATGCGTACATTGGCAGCTCGTACAGCAGCTAATAACGTCACAGAGCGTGTAAACCGCAGACTTAGAAGAGGTTAAAAGTCTTAGAGGGGTTGAATGAATTAAGTTTCATTCACCCCTTGTTTTTAAGGAGAATAATGTATGCAAGAACTAAAAAGAGCAAGAGAAATCATTGACGATGTTTCCAAGGAGACAGACAGTATATTGCTTTTCCATTCTTTGAGTGGAAAGGATTCTATCGTCTTGCTTGACTTATGTTACAAGAAGTTCAAGCGAGTTATTGTTGTATTCATGTATCTTGTGAAAGACTTGGAACATATCATGCGTTACTACAATTACGCTAAAGCCAAATACCCGAACATAGAATTTGTTCAAGTTCCCCATTATGCTTTGTTCAATTATATTAAGACAGGGTATATGGGAATAAAGCAGAATACAAAACAAAGGCAATGGACTCTAGCTGACATTACCGAGAAACTTAGGGAGAAGCTAGGAGTTGAGTGGGCTTGTTATGGATTCAAGCAATCGGATTCTTTGAACAGACGCCTTATGCTTAGAAGTTATACGGATGGGAAGGAAGCTGTTAATTGGAAGACGAAGAAGTTTTATCCATTATCTACATATAAGAATAAGGAGATTTTGGATTTTATTCTTGACCATCGCTTGAAGAACCCAGAGGTGTGTGGAACGAATAAGCAAAGTTCGGGAGTTGATATTGAAGATATAGAATACCAAAAGTATCTCAAAGAGTTATATCCGGCAGATTTGGAGAAGATATACAAGGTATTCCCTATGGCAAGGATAGTCATGTTAAAAGCTAATAATAAGGAGGAACTGAAATGAAAAAAGGAAGTGAAACAAAGATAATCAAGAGGTCTCAGATAAATCTGAACCCTTGTAATCCGAAGGTGCATACCGATGCAGACATCAAGCAGCAGAAAGCCAACATAAAGAAAGTTGGTCTAATTGGTGGTATTCAATGGAATGAAACAACAGGCAATCTTATAGATGGGCATAAGCGAGTGATGAGTGTTGACCTTATCCAAGGTTATGATGGAACTCCCGAAACGGATTATGACATCAAGGTAGAAGCCGTTGATTTTGATGAGAAGACCGAAAAGGAGCAGTTGTTGTTTATGGCGAAGTCGCAAGACCCGATAGATTACAATTTGGTTGCTAAGAATTTCAGTATAGACGAAATAGATTTCAAGGCTGCTGGCTTCACGGAACAGGACACAGAACAAATCAAGATGTTGCAAGATGATTTGGAAGCATCTTTAAAAGAGTCGGGTATGGATGACTTCAGTGAGGATTTTCTGAATGAACCGATGACTTCTGTAGCTGAGCCAGTACCAATGACGGAATTACCAAACATAGAAAAAACATCTGAAGAGATTGTAGCCGAGCATGCTGCCAAGCCTAAGATGACAAAGGAAGAGGTTAAAGAGCAGAAGCAACATTGTACTGATGTCGGCATGAAAAGGCAGGAAGATATTGATAACTTCATATTTATCGACTTTGAAAGCTTGGAACAGAAGCAGCTGTTTTGTGATATGCTGCACATGGTAGCCACTAGCTCTATGCGTGTTTCCGGAAGTCAGGTCTTAGGTTTATTGTAATATGGGACGTAAGCGAGTAAAGCCTCTTGTAGTGAGGAAGAATCCCTTAGAAGTTGCCAATATGGTAATTGATATGGTTAGGGAACAGAGTCCAGATTGCATTGTTATGATGTCTCTTGGCAAGGATTCCATTGTTACATTGGACTTATTGTATGATAAGTTTGAGCGGATAGTATGTGTATTTATGTATCTCGTAAAAGACTTAGAGCATATACAACGATGGATAAACTGGCTGAAGGCTAGATACCCTAAGATAGAGTTCGAGCAGATACCACATTGGAATACAACATACAATCTTCATTATGGAATTTATTGCGTTCCGAATCCAAAAGTAAAGGTTCTTAATCTTTCTATGGTAGTAAAAGCCTTAAAAAAGCGTTTCGGAATAGAATACGTATTCTTTGGTATGAAGAAAGCAGACTCGATGAACCGAAGCCTTATGTTGAAGTCGTATGAGGATGAAAATTACATTCATGGTGGAAATTGTTATCCTCTTGCTGATTTTACTCAAAAGCAAATCTTGCAATATATGAAACATCGGCATCTGCCTAAGCCGATAATGTACTCCAGAGCATTGCGCTCGGAGAATGCAGAGGTTGGGAATGCGTCAGGCGGTTTGTCTTTGGACTTGGATTGTTTTGTATGGCTAAGGGATAATGCACCAGAAGACTTAGAACGTATATATAAGGTGTTTCCGCAAAGTAGGGTAATACTTTATAGGTATGATAACAGATAATGTTCTTTTTAATTTATATATAATAATGTATTATCTTCTTTATATGTATTGGCAGGCTTGTGAAAGTCTGCCTTTATTGTTAACGTATGTGGTAAATGTATCCATAAATACCAACGAAGGTTAAATTAATAAAGAAAAACCATAAAACGTTTGCAAGTTAAAAAATAAATTCGTATCTTTGCAATGTCTTTAAGAGATACTTGAAGATTTGCCGCAAGACAAGTTTCTTGCAAGATGGTGCAGGGCTAGCACGTTAAAAACTAGCACAATTGTTATGAAGATGATTACCGACAAGCAGAAGAAGTTCATCAATGATATAAAAGGTGTTATCACAGAAAATGGCATAAATGTTATTGATGCATTGGACTTGAATAAGTTTACTTGCTATGATGCGTCTAAGCTTATTAGTGGCTTGCTTGGTCTTAGAGATTGTTACAAGGCGATTTCTAGAGGCGCATGTGTAACTAGTACGGCATATTGCGAAGAGGCTTTAGATAATGTCTTTAATACAATTGAAAAGTACAAATAATAAAAATGGTGAGACACACCACAAAAACTGTCTAAGAGAATGAATAGTAAAGAATTAGTAAGAAATATGATAGCTTTCTTAAATGAGCGTCACGATATGGATTGTGTTACGTTACGTCAGCGTTTTGCAGTATGCTATGGTATGAGTGAAGACGAGGCAAAGAAAGTTATTTTGGAGCTGACAATGCTTCAGATATTTGCAGAAAGTTTTGGTGTTGAAATTTAAAACTTTGAGATTATGGATAAGAATACAGCATATCAAGTAATAAGCCAATTTAGGGCAAATAATTGCAAGAGTGGAGCTTTGGCTAACGCTTTGGATGTAGCATTGAAGGTTTTGAAACCAGTGGCTACAAATAACGTTTATGTTATCAAGTTGGAAATATTGGGGACTACGTTATCTACGTTATGGTTAGAAACATCTAACGATAAAAAAAAGATGCAAGCGCATATTGCAGAATGGAGAAGTAAGATAGTAGAGCGATGTAAGGACGATAACAATTCTTTCGAGTTTGATTTTCAACATGGGAGTCCTTATAATTTCACGGCAAACAAAAAGAATTGCAATGAGTTGCCTTTTTACTTTGATGGCAAACATTATTGCTTTACGATATTAGAGGGCTATAAAAGTCTTAAAAGCAAATATGAGCAGAGCATTGAGCACGATATGGATGCCGTTCAAGATATGATGTCTTATTTAAATTTATAGAGTATGAAGTTATATGAGGTAGGAGGCATTATCAAAGAGGTGCAGCCAAAGAATGGAGAAAAGATTTCACTAGAGGAAGCTCAGGCTTTGGTTGATGGATATGTTGAATTGATACATCTTGATGGCGATAATATTTTGTTATGCGATGGTGATGGAGTACTAAGGTTCAAGCGAATAAATACATTAGCAACAAGCCACGCAAAACAATTAGGTTGGAAAGGTAGTTATTTAGTTGGGAGTGTTTTATTTTTAAAGGATAAGGAGTTTTAAACATGAGTAAGGCTAGAAAAAATGATAAGAATAAGGATATACCCGAAGAGCGAATAACTCTTAGGGTATTGGAGAATTATTCCAAAATGCAAGAAGAATTGTGTCGTCTCCGCAAGAAAACACGTGAACAAGGCTATAAACTTAACGAACTCAACAATCGACTACAGAGGCTTAACTCGAAAGAAGTTAGATGTGAGTTAGAGAAGTACAGAAAATTACTCTTAGAGCGTGATGAGTTACGTGAAAAGAATAAAGCTTTAGAGCAGGTGGTAAAGCAGTATGATGGGCTAAAAAGGTTTTTCACTAATGAATTAAACGAGAAAGAGGAGGGTAGTGAATGATTATAGGTTCAATGACAGGGCGTGAACTCTTTGAGATATTCAAGAAGGATAAGCCTATGCTAGAAAAATTTGCTATTGAAAAAGCAAAGAAACTCATCCGTGAGCTTCGTAAAGGAATGGGGCAATGCACTACTCAGTGTTATGATTTCAAGACGAAAGACGCTGCCGAGTACAAAGTATGCGTGTATGTAAATAGAGGAAACATCAGACAATTCTATTTCGATATGTTTATCTATTGTAAGGAGACGAATGATTATGTATGTGCTACTTCCTTGTTGGACGAAGAGAATAGTGCAGAGCAGTTCAGTTATACGCCCCATTTCTTACGAAGATATGCCGAGCGAGCATTGGGAATAGAGAATATGCCAATTAATAGGGTTTTAGCCCATATTGAAAGAGAAGTGGCTTATACGGTGCTTATTTATAAGAATGATACAAGCAAGGTTGTCGCTACGAGTATGGGGCTTTATCTGCAAAAGATTGACTATAAGCGAGGTATTAATATCTGCAAGACTTTTGTTAGTGTAGATATGCTTAGATCTTCCCAAATTAAAGCATATATGGTAGTTGCCGACTTAATTAAAGAATATTCTGAACGATATACTAAAGTTCAAAGGAATGATAATGTACAGGTAGATTTCGCTAAAGATTGTTTGAGTAGAGGTATTACTGAAAAAGATTTGGTTAATGCCTATGGCGAATATTTCAAGAACAAAAAAATAAAAGAAAGGGGTTCGTATGGAGAGAATGACAAGAAATGATGCCGCTGCTTATTTAGGTGTTGACCCTCAAACGATAACGAATTGGGTTAACAAGGGTTTGCTTGGAGGCTATAATGATAAGAGCAGTAAACGCTTTTGGGTGAATGCAGATGATGTTAAGAAGTATTCCGAGAAGTACAAGATGTTGTCAGTTACAGAAGACTTGCTTGATAGAGAGCAGAAAGAGTTGTTGGCAAGCGAGCGCAAGGTAAATGCGAAGATACAAATGTTAATGCATGATGCCTTGAACGTTTCTTCTTTCAGCTATGACAAGATAGGCGGTTCACTTTGTACGTTATTGGAGTTAACGTCACAAGGTGGAATGCGAGAGAAGAAGATTATGCAAGCATTTTTTAATGGCGACAGAATTAGTAATATAGCCTACGAGTTTGGACTTTCAAGGGAGAGGGTGCGCCAGATTGTCATTAAGGCTATCCGGAAGTTCAATTATGCGATTGAAGAACTTGCTGATTTGAAGCAGGAGAACAATTCCTTGAAAGAAGAAATTAAGAATGTAAAAATGCAGTTGATAATGCAAGAGGGTGAAAAAGAAGAAGAACTTTCAGAAGATGTTCCTCCTTCAGTGTTCTCTATCCGCTTGGTAAATTGTAATTTACCAGTACGTGTTCTTAATGTGACAAAGGCAGCCGACATAGATACTATTGGAGATTTGGTACAATATTCCAAGTTCGAAATGGTAAAATTCAGAAACTTCGGAAAGAAAAGCCTTATGCAATTGGATGAATTCATACACGAAATGGGCTTGGAATGGGGAATGGATAAGGCAAAGATATACGCAAGAGGTGTTCAGCGAATGAAGGATGACACTTACATTGAAGAGCTGTTTAGGATACATCTTGCGGACATAACAAGCGATATTGAGAAAAAGTATAATCTTTCTCCGGCTGAGGCTATGAAGAGAGCTTATAGTGAAATGAAGAGATATGTAGGATTTAAAGAGAAGAGCAATGAATGAAGTATATAACGATGTTTTAGGTAAGGTATTAAACATTAAATCAAACAATAATATTGCCGTTAAAGTTGAACAAGGAGCATTAGAAGTTAATCTGAAACAATGCAGTGTAAAGCGCATTATGTGGTTCTCTGTCTTCTTGATTGATGGGTTTACTATGCGACCATGTAGCTATACTTTCTATTCCTCTATGAGTGATGACGAGTTGGATGATACATTTACACAAGTAGAAGACAGATTGGAATTTCTGAAAAACTTAAATTCTAAATGATATGACGGAACAAGAAAGAAGAGTTGTGAACCGTCTTCTGTGAAACAAACGATGGTAGGTGTTGAAGTTCTGTATAATAAAGAAAAAGAATGATTGCACAATATGGATAAGTGAATATGTAAGCCTTTGATATTTAGGTACTCCCAAGGTTATTTCGTATCTTTGCAAATAAAAAAGGAGATTTATATATGGCGGATAGAGGATATAGAGGCAGACCTCAACGAGGCGAAAGAGCGGATAGGCAAATCAATGCCGGACATAGCCGTGGCTTGGATGCGGCTTTGTCCGACACTGAAGCTAAGATTAGAAAGTTAAAGACAGAACGTATTTATGCTTTCGACCAAAATGGAAAAGAGATAAGCCATTCCACAAAAGGTACTTCTACAAGTACGAAATTGCCAAGTGGTTACAATTACAAAGATGCGATATTGACGCATAACCACCCAGGAGAAGGGTTGGATAGCAATATTGCAGGTAGGATAGGAAGAAGCTTTAGTAGTGCAGATATTGCTACTACGGTCATAAATAACGCATCAGAGATAAGAGCTATCACAGGCTCTTATACATACTCTATGAAAAGACCGAAGAATGGTTGGGGAATAAGTACGCAACGTCAAGCCGTGAATGTTGCAAGAAAAATAAAGGATAGGCGTATGAAATATTTTAATTCATATGTCGCTAAACCAAGTTCCGATTACACTCACGGAAGAATAAGTAGAGAGCAGTTGTCAATTGCTTGGGACAGAGCTGATGTAGTTAGTACTAATAAAGCTCTTCGTGAAGTCGCAAAGGAATTAGGTTGGAATTATACTCGCAAGCGTACTAGTTAAGGCATATATTCAAAGGATGGGTAGTATTACCCCTCCTCATGTGGAAAGAACTTTCCCATCATCGTAAGCGCAGTAGTACATTTTTCAAATTGTTTTTGGAATCCGTACTTCTTGGCTCTCGATTGGTTGTGATGCAGGTCATTGATTTTGACTTGGATTGCAACCATATCTTTTGAGTCGATGATAGATTGTACGTAGTCGAAATACGGAACACCTTCCTTGTGGGTTAGAATGCATACACTATCGGCAATGTCTTTTCTTACTCCTAGTGATAACAGCTTGTCGTAGGTCATATCCGTATCTTCTATCGTATCATGGAGAAATCCGACACAAATCTCTTCGGTGCTATTACCCATTTCTCCTACATGGATGGGATGCAATATCACCGGAAGTCCAACCTTATCAATCTGTCCCTTGTGCGCCTCACAAGCAATGCGGAGGCACAACTCTATCATTTCAGAATCTTTCATATTCTTCTTTCGTTATTAACTCACCTAGTTCAAGAGCATCTTGTGCATAGGTGTTCTCATTAAACTTAAACTCTTTTGGCTTACGTCCTTTACCTTTAGGGTAACACATAAGTTCTTTATTTACATATTGATAACGGACAACGATGTCATCCTCCCAATAGTAAACATAAACCGACTCTCCGTTTTTAAGGAGGTGGCTGATTTTGTTCTTATCTTTATTATTCATAGTCTTTATCTCCTTATTACAATGCAAAGATATAAAAAAGATATTAAACTTGCAAATAAATTAATGTTTATTGCTTGAAATTTAAATATATTAATTATTGAAACGTTGCATAGTAAGCTTGTTGCATAGATACCGACCTTTGTTTCTTGCCTCCGTTACTCTTGGCGGTTCTACTCTGCTCGTATAACGCATGTCCCCAACCGGATGGTTTCTTGGTCTCTTTATAGATTTCTCGCATGGTCTTCCCACCCAATAGCTTGTAGGCTATCGAGTAATTTTCCTTGGCGTAAATCATCTTGGCAGTGTTAACTTGTATCTCACCAATAAGTCCGGTCTTCTTGTTCCGGATATTGATGATGTTTCCTGAATAACCAGTATCCAGTTTCTGTTCCTTGAGTCTTACGAACTCAAAGCCTTTGTATTTGCCTTTTAGGTCTTTTATTATTTTCGGTATTGACCCTTTATCTGCTATGATGGTTGTTCTGTACGAGTCCTTTATGTCTTTAATGCCATTAGCCTCGCCCTTAGCCTTACGTACTATGGAGTCAACACTCTTGTAATTAATAGGAGTGACTCTTGCTCCATATTTCTTAGCTATACCTTCCGCTATAGCTTGTAGCTTATTACCTACCGACTCGGCTTTTCTCCGCATTGAGGTTGCTTGTGCTCTCAGCCTAGCATGTACCCCATTATTACCTACGTCTCCCATATCTTTTTTGTGCAAAAGTAACCAAAATAAAAGCCAATTAACATGTTGCTGCGATATGTTATTTCACTAAAAAGACAAAGTGAAAAGACACGAAGACAAACATTTCTCTTAAACAATTATTATTCATACCTTTGCAAGAAACAATGAGTTGATAAGATGACGAAACCAAGAGATTATTTCACAGGCAAGCAAGAAGAGTTTAAACGCTCCGAAGTGCAGATAGCACCATATAATCCAAGGAAGATTTCACCGCAGCAGAAAGCTACATTGAAACGTTCCATAAGGAAATATGGCGTTGTTGGTGGTATAACCGTCAATAAGCAGACAATGACCATCGTAGGCGGCAACCAAAAGGTAACCATAATGGATGAGATTATGGGCTATCCCGAAAAGGATTATGCTCTTTTGGCTGAGGCTATAGATGTGGATTACAAGACCGAAGTTGAACTGAATCTCATGCTTAATTCTGAGAATGCTCATGGAGAATGGGATGACATGAAAGTCCGTGAATTACTGCCGGACATAAACTATATGGATGCCGGATTAACGGAAGAAGACCTTTCTCTATTCGGATATGATGCGATGGTAAAGACTGAAGGCGAAGACGAGTTAGGCAAAGAACTCAATTCCTTACTAGACCCATTTGCCCAAGAAAGCGAAAACAGAAAAGTGCCAGCACCAAAGGAAGTGCAAGAAGAGCAGAGACGACAGATAGAACAAAATCAAATTATAGCCAATCAGCAGCAAGATGCTCAATATCAAGCGAATAAAGAGCGTATGCAACAGGTAAAGAAAGAGGTAAATACCAAGGCAGCGGAAAAAGCTTTAGAAGCCGAGTCTTACGTCATGCTATCCTTTGATAACATCGAGAACAAGGAACGCTTTATGAGCACCTTTGGCTTTATCGAAACCGATAAGGTAATAAAGGGAGAAATGCTTATGAAAGTTGCAAAACGGATATAAACAAAAACAAAATGAAAGCAATGAAAAAGATTATAAGATTCTCGTTAGGGTTTATAATGGCGGCAATAACAATAGGTATGCTCATTCCATTTATGATTGTTTCTATGTTTCTCGGAAAAAGGAGAAAGAAAGCGTTCAATATATGGGTGTCGTGGCTCTTTACTCCTTTGATAAACAAGGTAGGACAATTGGTCAACTCATAAATATCGAAAGATTATGAAGGCAAACGGAAAAAGATTAATGAAGATTGCGAACTTGGCTATAGCTATGGTATTGGCAATACCGATGTTCATCCTAGCCGTTCCTTTCTATATGTATAACAAAATTAGAGGCAAGGTATAAATCCCATCTGCCCAATATATAGCGAAACAATAATAAATACAAGAAAATGGCAAAACCGAAATTTGATTACAATGGCGATGCTTTCTACGATGAGATAGAACAGCTTGCAAAGCAAGGTCAGAAGGATTCTGAAATTGCTTACGCCCTTGGTTTGAAGTTTGGGGTTGACCTAAATCCACAGGTCTTCAACCGAATGAAAAACGGAAAATACGAGAATTGGAATGAAGACGAAAATGCGGAAAGAGGCGAAAGGATAACTCAATCCCTCGTGCGTGGCAGAGAATTTATTAATGCAATCGTGCGTGGCAGATTCCTTAAATGCGCCCTTGGAGGTGTCAAGGTAAAAGGCAAGACAACCACCAAAAGACACATGGTTGTAGATGGAGTTATGACAGATGATATAGTAGTGGAAACTAGAGAAACTGAGCAGGAGACTCCTCCTAACGTGCAAGCTCTTTCTACTTGGCTATTCCATTATGATATGACTTGGAGAGAGATACAGAGAGGCAAGAAGGATGAAGAGGAAAAGGGCATTCCTTTTGACCCTAAGAAAGGTATATCCGTCAACAAGTGGATAGAAAGAGAGATAGAGCAGGAAGCTGAAGAGCAAAAGGAGGGTGAATAATGACAAAAACACATTCCGTTTATTATCCGTTGTATAATGATAAAACGCATTTCATTTACCTTATTACAGGAAGTCGTGCGTCAGGAAAAAGTTTCTCTGCCTCTCAATTTATCGAAAGACTAACCTTCGAATACAATGCGGAAAGAAAGATAGCGCATAAGATTCTTTATACACGTTATACGATGGTGAGTGCAGCTATTTCCGTAATTCCAGAGGTTAAAGAGAAGATAGAGATTGATGGCACACAGGATTACTTCAAGAACACGAAGACCGATATAGTCAACAAAATGACAGGAGCCGAAATCATGTTCCGTGGTATCAATACTTCTAGTGGTAATCAGACTGCTAAGTTAAAGTCTATTCATGGTGTGACTACGTTTGTTGTTGATGAGGCTGAGGAATGGACGAGTGAGGAGGATTTTGAGCGTATCATGCTTTCAATCCGTCAGAAAGGCTTGCACAACCGAGTAATAATCATTATGAACCCTTGTGATTCAAATCATTGGGTATATAAGCGTTTTATAGAAAAGACACATAAAGAGGTGTATTTTGATGGCGTTCCCGTCCAGATCAGCACAGACCCAAGAGTGTTGCACATTCATACTACATATCTTGATAACATAAAGCATTTGTCACCGGAGTTCCTTAATGAGGTGTTGGAAATGAAGGAGAATGAACCGGAGAAATATGCTCATATAATGATAGGTAGATGGTCTGACGTATCAGAGGGTGCAATATTCAAGCATGTTGGCATTGTGGATAAGTTCCCTAGCAACGCAAGGAAAGTAGCCATCGGAGTAGACTGGGGATATTCGAAAGACTATACTGCCATTGTGAAGTGTGGTATCGTAGATAATCGCCTGTATATAGAGGAACTTTGCTATAGAACGGAAATGTTGTCCAGTGATATTATAAAATTCTTGCGCCCTTATGCGGAAGAAGGTTTGTTTGTGTATGCGGATAGTGCTGACCCTAGACTTATAGATGAGGTAGCTCTTGGTGGAATAGTCATATATGGAGCACAAAAGGGTGCTGGTTCGATATTGGCTGGTATTGACAAGATGCAGACATTCGAAATCTTCACTACTAGGCAATCAGTCCATTTACAGAGCGAGTTCCGTAAATATGTGTGGTCAAAAGATAAGGATGGTAATTACATCAATGTTCCGGAAGACCATGACAATCATTTAATAGATGCTGCTAGGTATTATATTCTAGCTGTATTGCTCGGTAAGGTAATGAAGCCAAGGAAAGCATCAAAATCAGACTTAGGAGTGTACTAAATGACAAATATAATTACTTTTGTAATAAAAATACAAATATTTAACTATTAGATAGTTAGTGTAAGTACTCTATGATGGTGAATAAAAATCTAGTGTAAATAAAAAAGATTGTTTACTAAATAAAGATAGATTCTTTAGTAAATAGTCTTTTTTATTCACTTAAAAACTAAGTGAAAGGCATACGTAAATTAAAGTGTGTAGAAACCATGTTTATTATTACCTTTGCTTCAAAAAGTTATAAGGATGTTTGTAGATTCAATTATTCAGATAAAGACATATTTTCGAAACCTCACGCTCAATGCGTTGGGTGTGGAGAGAAATATCTTCGAACGTTTGGAAGATAATGATGTTGATTCTGTCGTAAACATGATGGAACAACATGATTTCGATGTGGATAATGCCATTTCGGAATATAATCCGCAAACTCACAAGGTGATGAGCCGTGAGGATAAATGGGTAAAGGGAGAAAAACCATATAGGACGGAGAAGTTGGCAAGGACAAGGCAGAGATACATCAATGAGGTAGAGTTGTTCTTCTTGTTAGGTAATCCGATAATGTGGAAGAAAGTAGAAGGTGACGATGAAGCCTTTGAGCTATACAAAAAATACTTGAAGAATATATACTTCAATACCAAGCTTCGCCAATGCAAGCGACTTGCCGGAGCGGAAACCGAAAGCGGACTTGTCTTTAATTTCTCGCAAAAAAACGGAGAAATGCATGTTGATGTATACGTAGCAGCACGTTCCAAAGGACATAAGATGAGAGAATTGTTTGACCAATATGGAAATATGCTTGCTTTTGCGATAGGTTATTCCTTAAAGCGAGAGACAAGAACTGTTGAATGTTGGGATATATTGACATCGGTCTTCAACTATCATTGTGAGCGTGGTGGCTTTGGATGGAAGGTGTATAAGTATCCTAATCCGACCGGAAAGATTAACGGCATCTACTTTCGCCAACCTAAATCATGGGATGGTGCAGAGCCAAGAATGGAACGTGAAGAGATGTTAGACTCCAAGATAGGAGATACGAACAACTATTTTGCCGACCCTATAGCTGCGGCAACCGCTGACGTGATACAATCAATCCCTAAGCGGAACAAGCCAGGCAAGCTGATACAATTGACAAAAAAGGATTCTAGGTTTGAATATATCAATCCACCTCAGAACTCAGAAATTCGCAAGGCAGAGAAAGAGGACTTGGCTCAATCTATATTGTTTGATACATTTACACCGGATATGTCACCGGAACTGATGAAAGCCATGAGTACGCTTACCAGTGTAGGTATAAAGCGAGCGTTGGTATTGGGCTACATCAAGAGGGCGAACCGAATGGAAATCTATGAAGAGCTTGTCGGTAGATTGTCGCATGTTATTATTGCCGTTATGAAGGAACTATATCCTGAAAAGAGAAGCAAGTTGGATAAGCTGGAAGTAGAGTTCGATTTCGCAGAGCCTTTTGAGGATGATAAAAAAGATAAGTGGAAAGTTATTGCGGAACTATACAATCAAGGTGTCCTGTCTCTAGAGACCGCTGTCCAAATGTTGGCTCTTACGGATGCTCCAGCAGAAGAAATAGAAAAGATACGGAAGGATGCAGAAGATAAAGTAGCGTTAGCCGCAAAAGTAAGGGGAAACGAAAATACAACTTCATAATATCAAAAGCTTATTGTTTTTGGGCGCATTTTCTATTTGGATTTGCGCCCTTTTTGCACTTAAATTTTAAGTGAAAGCATTGTGGTAAAAATATAATATTATTCCTCATTTTGTTTTTAATTTTGCTGACATGAATTCGAATGAACTTATCATAAACGGAAAGGATGCTTGGACTAACTATCGTGTAAAGATGGGTAGTGGATTCTTAGATGCATTAGAGGCTGATGCAGACAATAAGAGTTATATTGCCAACGAGGTAAGAACTGAGCATGGAACTAGGGTTGTTCCTATTCGTCCAAAAAAGGCAGAAAGAAGCATTACATTAGAGTTTGTCATTATTGGCAGAGATCATACTGACTACAATAAAAGGGTAAAAGCCTTTGATGCGCTTATGGATAATGGCTTTGTTACTATACAGGTTCCGAAATCAAAAGATGATGTTTATCGTTTGTATTGTGCAAGAAAATCATCTAGCTATTCTAGGGGAAAAGGAGGTTCTATAGGCAAGAAGAGTTTGAAGTTAGTGGAGTACAATCCTACAAATAGAGGAGAACTGACGGATTCGGATAGAGAAAAATTCACTTTAAAAGAATTTGAAGATATAGAATAATTATGAAAACTTTCAAGGAAATCGACATAAAGTACTACGATAATAGCGGAAACGTACAAGTAAGATGTACTGTTCCTGTTACACAAGAAGCATCAGTTCATTATGAATTGATGCAGTCTCACTATTGTAAGCTTTCGTTTAACTTTTCTAGACCGACATATTTCTTGCGTGGTGATTTTATCGAAACACCATATGGGCGATTTGAGCTTATAGATTTAACTAAGGCCAAAGATAATGATACTATTGGGTATTCCTACGAAATCCAATTCGATGCCTATTATCGTAAGTTAAAGAATAAGATCCTGAAGTATCGCCCGAATACAGGTTCACAAGAATCGACATTCTCTCTTACTTCAAAAATTAGTACTCATATAGAAGTGATAATGAAAAATCTAGCTTATTATGCGAAGTTAGATAAGTCTTACCTTTATGACCCTAATTTTGAAGGAGAAGGAACGGATTATACTTATGTTATAGATGCGAGTGTAGATGCGAATGCTGCAAAGCTTATAACTTACTCTAATACAAGTATATTGGATGCCATTGCGAATATAGCTCAGACGTTTGGTTGTGAATGGTGGTTTGAGGGAAATATACTGCATTTTGGAACTTGCGAGAATACGAATGCTATTACTGATTTAAGACTTAACGATAATATCGTTTCTATGTCAAGCTCACAAAGCCAATCCACTTATGCAAACAGGGTATATGCTTTTGGAGCTGCAAGGAACTTGCCTAGCGGATATAAGAATGATGCTGATGCGGATATAACAAAGGATGGTGTTGTTGAAAAACGTCTCATGCTACCAAATTCAGCAGAATGCTCTGACAAGAACAAGCAATTGCTGGCAGAGAATGGCTTTGAACTGAAAAATGGATATATACAAGTTAGTGGACTCCGTGAAGACCAGTATGTTGAGGGAGTAACTACAAATGATGATATTTATCCAAGAAATCTTATCAAGACTTCTAAGGTAACATCATATGAAAAAGATGTAGAAGATGAAAGTACACCCGAAGAAGGAGATTACATCAAACGGACTTTTTATCGTGTTAATTCGCTTGCTATTGTCAATGAAGATGGCGAAAAAACAGGTGATATGGCTTTCCGAAAGGCGTATATTCTTAGTGGCAAGAACTTACATATAGTATTTCAAAGCGGTTCTCTTAATGGTATGGACTTCGAATGTGAGTTTAATCCAGATGGAGTTTCTGAAATACTTAAGGACGATGATGGTAATCCGATATTGAAAGATGGAAAAGAACAGATAAATCCTAAGTCGCAGGTATTTGAGATTGTTGCTAATGAGGATTATGGTCGTTTCTTGCCGGATATAACTTTGCACCCGAAGGATGGAGATACTTTTGTTCTCTATAATTGGGATTCTACCAAATTGGGTGATACTTTAGTTTCTTCCGCTTCCAATGAGTTGCTGACGGATGCCATAAAGGATTTGAAGAAGTCCATGATAGACCCTACGACATATACATGTACCGCTGAGGCTAACTATTCCTATAATCAGGGTAGGGGTAACTTGCATGGAGTAGGAGACAGAGTAAATCTTTATAATAAAGGTTATGGTGACAGTTATAGGGCTTCAAGAATTATCGGTTATGAGTTTTGTCTAGATATTCCTTATGATGGAGCAAAATATTATGTTGGAGAAAAACCGTCATATTCACGACTCAATGCAATGGAGTCTAAAATTGAGGAACTTGTCTATAATGGACAGAGTTATCTTAATGGTAATGGCGGAAGCGGAAGGTCGATTTACATCATTAAGAGTTATGATAGCATAACTCCTACGGATTATAATGTATTTTCAGCAAAAGCTGTTGATGAACAAAGATTAAACAAGACAAAGGACGACACCGCCAAGGGCACAATCACTTGGGAGAAGGTACAGAAGCTTTTAAGTGGATTACTTGTCGGTAACTTCAACAATGAGAACGGCGGCTCGTGGACTCCCGATACAGAAGGTCGTTCGCATCTCATCACAGATTACCTGGAGGTGAGGATGAAGGCTATATTCGAGGAGCTTGTAATCAAGAAAACCTCCACCATCGGTGGCAAGGAGATTATCTCTCCTGCTGGTGGCGTGGTGGCTCACAAGGTGGAAGAGGTTACTGTGACATATAATAATGTGTCACAGAAGGCTTATCGTTGCTATTTCTTAGCAGAGCAGGAAGGTGATGCCGTAGATAATGATTTCTCCGTTAACGACCAAGTGCGCTCGGAATCATTCAATGTTCGCAAGGGCGCTTACCATAAGGTGGGTAATCACTTCTATTGGCGATTGGTAATCGGTCGTGACGAGGAACCCGTAGAGCTGGAAGGAAAGAAGTATCACTACATCGACCTCTCCGATACCGATTGCGCTACGGCAAGCGATGTTCCTGCTAAAGGTGATGTGTTGTCGCAGTGCGGTAACAGAACCGATGTAGAACGTCAAAACTGCCTTATCTTCTCGGCGGTAGATACCTATTCGCCATCCATCAGCTTGTACCACGGTATAAATAGCTACTCTTTTGCCAACAAAGAATACGTAGAGTATGGTGTAAACAAACAGACCAACAAGGCGTTCTTCAATGTTTATGGCGATATGTATGTGGGCGACCGACCTACTAAGGAGAATGGCTATGAGGGTAGTAGCTACATCAAGTATGACAGCGCAGCCAAGCAGGTATCTATTAAGGGTAAGCTTTCGGCGAAATCTACCGTGGATGGCAAGGAATTGTCTCAGTACATCAAGGAGAACTCAGCAGGAGGCTTGACCGAGGAGCAGGTGAACAATCTCATCAAGAACTCGCAGGTGATAGCTGACCTTCAGAATCAGGTTGACGGAGCTATCGAGACGTGGTTTTACGATGGTGTGCCTACTTTGAAGAATGCCCCAGCCAGCAGTTGGACGACAGACAAGGAAAAAGATACCCATTTGGGCGACCTTTATTATGATAACAAGACGGGCAAGGCATACCGCTTTGCCAAGGATGGCAACACCTATAAGTGGACTATCATTGCAGATACCGACATCGCCAAAGCCCTTTCCGATGCAAGCAAGGCACAGGAGACCGCAGACGGCAAGATGAAGGTGTTCAGTGCCCAGCCTATTCCGCCTTATCAGTTGGGCGACATTTGGGTAAACGCTACCTATCCTACAGATGGAAGAATCTACAAGAATGAAATCCTGCGCTGCCAGACTGCCAAGGCAAAAGGTTCGTCATTTGCCATCGCTGACTGGACTAAGGCTTCCAAGTACACCGATGATTCAGCCCTCAATACCTTCAAGGAAGAGTACAAGAACGATATGGCTAGCTACAAGGAGCAGCTTGATGAAAAAGTGGAGACTTGGTTCTATAACTATGCTCCTACTACTCAGAATAAGCCTGCTTTCGATTGGACTACCGATACATTGAAGTCGCAGCACGCAGGAGACCTGTTCTACAATACGTCAAATGGGTACACATACCGATGGACGGGTACGGCATGGGAGAGAATCAAGGATAACGACATCAACACTGCTATGACCGCAGCGAGTAAGGCGCAGGACACGGCAGATGGAAAGCGTACCGTTTTCACCTCTCAGCCTACTGTTCCTTATGACGAGGGAGACCTGTGGGCTAGCGGTGGAGACGATGGCAAGACTTTGATGGTGTGCATAAAGAGTAGAACTACTGGCAGCTTTACATCATCGGAATGGGTGAAGGCAAACGATTCTGACCTCAACGCATTCGCCAAGACCATAGAGGAGAGCTTGACGGGAATACAAGACCAGCTCGACAAGAAGGCTGAGACTTGGTATCAGTCAACCGACCCGAGCACATCCTGGACTACCGATGATGCCAAGAAGAAGCACAAGGGCGACTTGTGGTATAACACAAGCAACAACCAGACTTTCTTCTGGAATGGTACGAAATGGGATAAGCAGGACGTACCTACCGAGGTTTTCGACAAGATAGATGGCAAATCCAGTATCTATGTAAGCAAACCTGCATCCTATGAGGAGCGTGACCTTTGGATTTTGGAGGCAGCATATACTCTCGGTGGTGTGGCATACTCTAAGGGCGAGCTTGTCGTGGCAACCAAGACCAATGCTTCATTTAGTGCAGCCGATTGGACAAAGAAGGTTAAGTACACAGATGATACTGTTGCAAACGCAGCAAAGGCAGCGGCGGAGAAAGCGCAGAAGGCGGCAGAGACTGCACAGACGAACGTTACGAATCTCGGCAAGACCGTTACCAGCAACAAGATGGCATTCGATAGTTATGTTACCGATGGCTACCTAGAGCCTTCTGAGATTGCGGCTATGGCGCAGGATTCCAAGCGACTTGAAGATGCTTTTGCAGCTGCCGAGAAGTCGTACAATGAAGTGAAGGGAGCAGAGGTATTGAAGAGCACCAAGGAACTCACCAACCTCAACACCGCTTTCGCTACCCTCACTACTGCCAAGACGGAACTCGTTACGTATCTGTCAGACATATCAAGCAGATACAATGCGGCTGATACTAACGGCAAGGCTACTATCGTATCTGCCGTGGGAACGAAGTTTACTAACTTCCAAAGCGCATATTCGGCATTTTACGATAAGTTGGGTTTGGCAAACGCCTATATCACTAGCAAGATATATGGCGACTTGAAGCAGAATATTACCGACCTTGCAGGCTACAAGTATATCAAGGACGCACTCGGTCAGACAACAGATATTGATGGCGGTCTTGTAATGACAACACTCCTTGCTTTGAGAGACGCAGACGGAAACGTTCAGAGTGGTATCAACGGAGCGATAGACACGAACAGAGGAAAGAAGAGCATCGCAACTTGGTGGGGTGGTCAGATGGTGGATAAGGACTACAATAGCGGAAGCCTTACTCCTGCTACTTCCCTCGTTCGCTTTGACGGTTCGGGCTATCTCGCAAATGGTGCAATCTGGTGGGACGTGGACGGAAAGGTTCACGCTGACCCTACATCATTTATCATCAGCGAGAAGAATCTTGGCGCATACCTTGCATTCTTTGAGCCTACATGGAAGAGCGGTAGCAATGGCACTAACATAAAAGACCTTGTGGCTTTGACTCCGCAAGCTCCTTTTACGACACTCAGCGTAAGCAATGATTTGTTGGTAGAGGGAAAGCTTAAATTAGGTAGTATTACCCTCAGTGTGGTAAATGGTGCTTTGAAGATTGACGGCAATGTGTATTCCACAGGTGGAATGAGCGCATACGGCGATGGTACTAACAATGGTGGTGGCGGTGGCTTGGTCGCAAGCGTGAAGAGCTACACAGACATCATCAAAGGCACGTATACAGACAATGACTTGGCAAGCATTCCTAACGCTTATGCCATCAAGGCTCTCAGCAATCGAATCGACAACATCAGTTCTGAACTTGGTGGTCTTAGCTTGGATTGGGCAAACATCACAGGAAAGCCTTCTACTTTCACTCCTAGCGCACACACGCACAAGTGGGTGGATATTACAGACCGTATCACCAAGGTTTCTCAACTTACGAATGATAGCGGCTACACCACAAACAAGGGAACGGTAACATCGGTTAAGCTAACTTTGCCAACTGGATTGTCTCTTGGTACGACAAAGGAAATCACAACAAGTGGAACTTTCGCCATAAGCTTGACTTCGGGTTATTCCATCCCTACGACATCAAAGCAAGGGCAATGGGATTCTGCTTACAATTGGTACAAGCTAATGACTACCGATGAGGAAACTGCTGATGGTGTTATCAACAAGTGGAATGAGGTTGTGGATTTCCTTGCTGGCATTGCGCAGACAGATTCATTGGATAGCATACTTAGTGGTATCAACAAGTCTATCACGGACGAAACTAACAGGGCAAAGAAGGCGGAGGGTGCAAATGCTACAAACATTGCCACAAACAAGGCGAACATAACAACCTTGCAAGGCTACTTCACGAATGGCTCGGCGAAGTCCGCCATCAAGCTGACCAACGCACGTAAACTTTGGGGTAACAGCTTTGACGGAACAGCCGACATAAGCGGTAGCATCGTTGTGCCTAGTGGAAAGTACATCACTATTGGCAACATAAAGTTGGAGTATGATGCAACTAACAAAGCGTTGAAAATAACGAACACCTCGACCAACGAAGTTGCAAATCTTTATACTAGTGGTGGTGTATCTGCTTATGGTGTCGGAACTACATCTAGCGGTAGTACTGGAGGCGGTGGATTGAATGGCACGGTGAAATCATACAATGATGCCAAGAGCCTTACAAGCGAAAGTCTTAGCGAGGTTGCTAGTGCTTACTCTGTTGCTGCACTCTACAGCAGCATCAATGATGCCATAGGTCGCATAAACACCTTGGAAGGAGGAAGTGCGACAAGCATAGAGGTTACAGGAAGTGGCAATGCGGTGACAGGTGTGTCGAAAAGTGGTACTAAACTGACATTTACAAAGGGAGCTACTTTCTTGACATCCCATCAAGACATCAGCGGAAAGAGTGACAAGACACATACGCACAGCGTGAAGATTAATGGTGTCACTAAGACCATCGCAGCCACAGGTGGAACAGCCGTTGACTTGGGAACTTACCTTACTTCTCATCAGTCCTTGGCTGCTTACTTGAAGTCTGCCGATGCGGAGAAGACCTATAGCAAGTTGGGACACACCCACGCATTCAGCGAGATTACGGGAAAGCCAACAACACTTGCTGGCTATGGAGTCACCGATGGAGTCAATACGGTTACGCTTAGTGGCTCAGGGAACGCCGTTACTAGCGCAAGCATAGACGGTCACACCTTGACTTTGACAAAGGGAAGCACATTCTCCCTCAGCGGTCACACCCATACCTTCGCTAGCTTGACCTCAAAGCCTACTACAATAGCAGGATATGGCATCACGGACGCTTATACCAAGGCGCAAGTGGACTCGACCATTGCTAAGTATCTCCCTCTTGCAGGAGGAACGATAACAGGTGTGCTTACCGTCAACGGCATCGCTACCTTCAAGAGCAAGGTTGCCATTGGCGACATCTACATCATCAATGATGGAAGCGGCAATCTCTACGTTCAGAAGACGGACGGAAAGACCGCCGCCAACTTCTATGCGACAGGCGGCATCACGGCTTTCGGTGCTTCTTCCGTCAGCGGTGGCACAGGAAGCGGATTGAACGGCTCAGTCCTTGGCTTCGAAAAGGCTACAGCCATGACTTCCGCCGACAACGGAGACAGCAGCAAGACTGAAGTTTCATTCCTTGCTACTGCTTGGAGCATCAAGCAGCTCAACGACAAGATAAACGCATTCGGGACAGGCGTGTTCTCCGACTATCTTACGATAGCAGCTGCCAAGGCTACCTATCAGCCAAAGGGTAGCTATCTTACTTCGCATCAGACCATCTACGGCTTGACTATTCAGAAGAATGGTACAAGCCTAGGCACTTACACCCCAAACTCTGCTGCGAAAACCATAAACGTAACCGTTCCTACCAAGTTGTCCGAACTCAGCAATGATAGCGGATATACTAAGAACACAGGTACGGTCACATCGGTTGCAATCTCTGTCCCAACTGGGCTTTCGGTCAGCGGCTCGCCTATCACTACCAATGGAACTATTGCCATTGCCCTTGCTTCTGGTTACTCCATTCCTACTACTGCAAAGCAGACAGCTTGGGATGGTGCGGTATCAGCAAAGCATACTCATAGCAATAAGTCTGTACTGGACGGCATTTCATCCACTAAGGTAAGTCATTGGAATAGTGCCTATGACTGGTACGCCCTTATGACTACTGACGAGGAGACTGCGGACGGAATTATCAATAAGTGGAACGAGGTGGTGAGCTTCCTCGCCAATATTGCGCAGACAGACACTTTAAGTGGTATCGTTGACGGAATCAACAAGTCTATATCTGACGAGGTAGCAAGAGCGAAAAAGGCAGAAGGGGTAAATGCTTCGGGCATATCCGCAAACAAAGGGAGTATTGCCACCTTGCAAGGCTACTTCACAAACGGTTCAGCGAAGAAGGCTCTCCAGCTTACTAATGCTCGCAAATTGTGGGGAAATTCGTTCAATGGCACTGCTGACATCAATGGAAGCATCATCGTGCCTAGTGGAAAGTATATCTCCATCGGTAACATCAAGTTGGAGTATGATGCAGCTAATAAGGCGTTGAAGATTACGAACACTACGACTAACGAGGTGGCAAACCTCTATACTAGTGGTGGTGTTTCTGCCTATGGTGTTGGGACATCCTCATCCAGTGGTGGCGGCTTGAACGGCAGTGTGAAGAGTTATTCAGATGCCTTGAAGCTCACATCAGAATCGCTGTCTGAGGTTGCTTCTGCCTACTCCATCAAGGCTCTTGATTCTCGTATCTCTAGCTTGGAAGGTGGTAGTGCTACTGCTATTTCTGTCAGCGGTAGCGGTAATGCGGTTACGTCTGTCACCAAGAATGGTACTACTATCAGCATAGTTAAAGGTAGTACGTTCTTAACTAATCATCAGTCACTTGATGGTTACGTTAATGCAATATCTGTAAGTGGAAGTGGAAATGCTATCACGTCTGTATCTAAAAGCGGAAAGGGTATTACATTTACTAAAGGTGCTACTTTCTTGACTAGTCACCAAAGTCTTGCTAACTATTATACCAAAAGTAGTGTAGATTCACTTCTTAGTGGTAAGTCGGCAACTAGTCATACACATAGTGTTAAGATTAACGGTATCACTAAAACCATTGCGGCTAGTGGTGGAGATGCTGTAGATTTGGGAACTTATCTCACCGCACATCAAAGTCTCGCAGCTTATGCAACTCAGAATTGGGTTAAAAATGAAGCTACTGCTCATAACGCAGATATGGTAGATAATTATCACGCTAGTGGTTTGTTTACTGGTTTCAGTATTTCTGATGTTGCAAACAAGGTTACTATTAGTATTGGTGGAACTTCTAAAACACTGAATTTAGTAAGAGCTTTTCCTAGTGGTGTTGGAAACAATTTTAACGATATTGCAACACACGGGAATAGTATGGGTATGTCTAATATTGCAGCACCTTATGCTAGTTCTACTGCTAACTATCAAACGTTGAATGGTTATGTTAATCCTAATGGACAAACTGGTTGGCATCATTATATTAATCTGTCTTATACTGACAGTAATAATACGGCAACTTCTCCTAATATGTGGCAAACTCAGTTTGCTATAAAAGCTGGCACTACTGAAGTTTATGTCCGTTCTAGAGCTGGAGGCAAGATAAGTAATGATGCAGCTTGGGCTGCTCCTTGGGTAAGACTTGCTAGAGTTACTGACAATGTAGCATCTGCATCAAAAGTTGCTAATGCTCTTTCTTGGAGCGGTTATAGTAGTGGTTCTTATAATGGTTCTGCTGTAAAGTCTATTAGTATTCCAAATAATACTAATCAGCTTACTAATGGAGCAGGGTTCATTACATCTTCTGCTTCAATTACTGGTAATGCTGGAAGTGCTACTAAATTACAGAATGCTAGAACTATAAACGGAACATCGTTTAATGGTACTGCCAACATAGTAACTTCTTATTGGGGAACAACAAGAAAGCTTTGGGGCAATAGCGTGAATGGTAATGCTGATGTAAATGGCAGTATAACTATTGCTAATACTGATGGTGTTTATGTGCAAATTGGTGATGTCAGATTAGTTTATGATAAAGCTAATACTGCCATTAAAGTAGTTAAGTCTGATGGTACAACCGCCGCTAACTTCTATGCCACTGGTGGCATTTCTGCCTATGGAGAGGGAAGCGCTGGAACAACAGGAAGCAACAACTTCTCGGCAAAGGCGTATGCCGATTCCATCAAGCTCACAAGCGAGAACCTTAGCGAGATTGCAAGTGCCTATTCCATCGCCGTGCTTAACAACTCGTTGAACGCTGCCATTGGTAGAATCTCCACCTTGGAGGGTGGTAGCGCAACAAGCATTGAAACCACAGGCTCAGGCAATGCCGTAACTAGCGTGTCGAAGAGTGGAACAAAGATAACCTTCACAAAAGGCTCTACATTCTCGCTCAATGGGCATACACATACTTTTGCAAGTTTGACCTCTAAGCCAACAAGTCTCAGCGGATATGGTATCACAGACGGTGTGAATGCCGTTAGCGTAACAGGTTCTGGGAATGCGATAACAGCCGCATCTGTTAGTGGGCATACCTTGACCTTGACGAAGGGTAGCTCATTCAGCTTGTCTAACCATACTCACTATATAGGAACGACACAGGTACAGGGCAGCAGTGCCGAGCAAGCATTGACTGGAATAACCAAGATTGACAACATCTTGAAGTTGTCAAAGGCTAGTGTCACCGTCAACACAAGTTACAAGGCAGAGCAGAATCGCTTGGTGATTTATGGAAGTACCTATGGCAACGATGCAAACTACATCAAGTCGGCAGGAAAGCTGTCCTATGGCGATGGCGGTCCACAATTGGTTTTCTCAACTGGCGAGAACCCAGATGCAAGTGGTGCTCAATCGGCTGCATTGGTTTATACTGACCATGATAAGATTGGAGCAGGTGTAAGCCTTTCTTTCGTTACGAACCAAGGCGATGCTTACTTCATCGCTCCACACATCAAGGCACTCACGGCGTTCCAAGGAAACCTTGCGTGGAGCTATATCACCAACAAGCCAACCACCTTGTCGGGATTTGGCATTACTGATGGCTTGCGTTCGGTAACTCAACCAAGTGGAAGCAACGTGTTCGTTACAGGCATATCCACTAGTGGAACAGCCGTCACCTACACCAAGAGCTACACAAAGAAGAGCCTTTCTGCGGTTGGCACTTCGGGATGGACTAACGCATCAATCGATGGCAACATCATTCCTGACATGAGCTTCATAGCTTACTGGAACGGAGCATATAGTGGCACAAGTTCAAACCTCGCCTATTGCAACAAGGGTGCTTTCGGCTCGTTTGCAATCAAGAACAGCCTTGCCTTCTCAGAACTCACAAGCAAGCCGACAACGATAAGTGGGTATGGCATTACTGATGCTTATACGAAGTCACAGGTGGATGCCATCGCCGCAAAGTACTTGCCTTTGACAGGTGGAACGCTCACAGGTCAGCTTAAGATTGTGGCAAGCGCATTGAATGGTGCTTACAATGGATTGCGCATTGGCGATGATTGCTACATTGGTGATTGTAACTTAGGCAACACTATCGGCTTGATGGGCGATAGCAACAACAACGCAGGAATGGTGAAGTTCGGCAAGGGAGGTATGCAATTCGGTTACAACGGCTCGAATCACATAGCTTCGACTACCGCACAATGGACAAACCTCAATGCGGATTTGCTCGATGGTTGGCACAAAGACAACATCGTATGGTCGGGAGCGGTAAACAGCAACACCGCAAGCCTTTCCCACTATTGGGCGAAGTTGTTTGACATTACCGTCACAGGCAACCAATATGATGATAGAAGTTTCACGTTCCTCTTCTCCAACGGATATAACGATACCTATTCGGTTGTCGTGTTGAGAATCCGTCAGAATGGAGCGAAGGACTCTGGGGCATACAACTTTAGCATATCCTTGCGTGAGTTGGTTGGAAACATGTCTTCAAGGTTGCGTGTGTACTACAACAATGCAACTGGCAATGTTCAACTTTGGGGAAATTGCCAAGGTCAATATGGAAGTCTGTCTTACACAATCATCAAGAAGACAAGACGCACGTCTGCCGATTTCACAAGCCAAGGAACTTTGGTGACAAATACATCGTTCTCTGAGGCTCAAAGCTTGCCAGCAACCACAGGGGATAGCCCTTACACCTTGCTTGATGGTGCTACGAGAATTGGCATCGTGAAGCAAGCAGACCAACTTGTAACGGCTCGCTCGCTATGGGGACAGTCCTTCAACGGAACAGCAAACGTGAGCGGCAACATGACAGGTGTGGGCAACATCAATACTTCCGCAGCACCAGCAGGAACTATCTACACAAACAACTGGTTCAGAAGCAAGGGAAGCTCTGGCTGGTATAGTGAAGACCACGGCGGCGGTTGGTACATGACCGACAATACTTGGATTCGCAGCTTTGGTGGCAAGGATGTATACCTCTCCAACAAACTTAGCGTGAATGGTAACGTCGGCATCGGAACAACTGCCCCATCTCATAAGCTGCATGTGTTGGGAGAAATCTACACCACAACCAAGATCAACATCAACGGCATCATCTTGGAGAAGGACTCCAACGGTGACTTGAAGGTTAACGGAAATCTCTATGCCACAGGTGGAATAAGCGCATACGGAACTAGCTCTGCTGGAAGTGGCGGTGGGTTGAATGGTAGTGTAAAGAGCTATGCAGATGCCTTGAAGCTTACATCAGAATCGCTGTCTGAGATTGCATCAGCTTACTCAATTAAGCAGCTCTCTACTAGAATCACGTCACTGGAGGGTGGCAGTGCTACATCAATATCCGTATCGGGCAGCGGTAATGCGGTTACGTCTATCACCAAGAATGGTACGACCATTACCGTTACTAAGGGTGCTACTTTCCTCACTGCACACCAAAGTCTCTCTGCCTACATGAAAACGGCGGACGCAAAGTCTCTGTTCCTCTATCATACTAGAGAGAACATAGTGACCGACTTAGACGACTTCAATACAAGAGGTGCATCTCACATCTACGAGATGAATGATGTGACGAATACGCCTACCGATAATGATTGGCTACAGGTAATGAACTGGGGAAGTGCAGATGCCAACTATGGAATGTTGCTTGCCAATGATTACAGTATTAACGGAAGCCTTTATTTCCGTCACAAGGTTGCTGGCAAGTGGAATGCTTGGAAGACTCTCATCGACTCTTCGAACATCGCCAACCAATCAGTGAAGTACGCTACGACCGCAGGAACGGCGAAGAACCCTAACGCTCTGTCATGGAGTGGTTACGCAAGTGGTAGCTATGATGGTAGTGCCGCAAAGAGCATATCCATCCCTAACAACACGAACCAACTGACGAATGGGGCTGGATTCATTACAGCTAGCGCTAGCATCACTGGCAATGCTGCCACTGCTACGAAACTCCAAACCACAAGAACGCTTTGGGGACAAAGTTTTAATGGAACGGCTAACATAAGTGGAAGCATGACAGGTGTCGGCGACATGACCTTGGACGCAGGGGCAAGGATAAAGCACGGTTCGGGCAACCTTTACATCGGAAACTCGGACAACTCCAACTGGATAGGTGTTCAAAACATCTGTAGCCAGTCCTCCATCGGAGATGGCAACTGGAGCTTGCGAACGAGCGGAGCTGCGCATTTCAAGGACACGACAATCAACGGAACGGCGACTATTAAGAATTTACTTAGCCTCGTTGACGGCTCGCACAGAGGCTTGAAGATGGGAAGCACGTATATCTCATCCCTCGATGGTGAAGTTATCTTGCAAGGCAACACAGCCCTCCGATTCGGAAATGATGCATGGGACTACAACCAGTGGGCGGGTCTTAAGTACGACCATAGCAGCAAGACCGTTTACCTCGGCATTGCCGATGGAAGCATATTCAAGGCGAACAGTGCCCAAAGTGGGGGTGTCATCAACCTTAAGCAAGGAATAAGCTCCGTCTATACTCCAGCATTGTACGCTGGCGGCGACATTTATCACACAGGTGTATATAGAATGCTATGGAAGAATAGCAAAGCATCAAAGTATCTGAATGTGATGAACATATCACAGGATGATAATGGCATTCTCACCATAGGCTACGGAAACTTCTCCAACAACAAGAATGTGATACTTGAAGGCTATAACCTTAACTTTCGAGTTGGCAACGATAGCGGAATGAAGTCCATGTGGCTTAATTACAACAATGGCAATCCTGTGCTGAGTTTGGATGGTAATTTCTATGCCACTGGCGGTGTTACGGCTTACAAGAGTTCCGATGAACGCTTGAAGCATGACATACACGGCGTTGACAGCTTGGCTATCATCAAGGCGATGGGTGGCACGGTTGCATTCCGATACAATGCCGACAACAAGGATAGCATCGGTTGGATTGCCCAAAGGGTTCTTCACAACACCTTCATGCAAGACCTTGTGGAGAAAGACGACAAGGGCTTCCTCAAAATCAACTATTGGTCTCCAAAGCTGATTGCCGTTGCCTTTGGTGCTATCGAGCAAGTTGACGATGAGGTGAGCCGCTTGAAGCGAAGAGTGAGAGACTTGGAAAACGAAGTTGAACAATTAAAAAGTGATAGATTATGAGTTTGAACAATGGAATCATCAGTGCTCCAGTAAGCATAGATGATGTAAAAAGTGTACTTGGAGAGGGTAGCAATGACCTTGCCACATTGTGTAAGTCCACCAACATAAACATGTGGAGTAGGCATAAGCCTGTCATTCATCCGTCTTTGTTTGACGAGAATGCAATAGTAGGTACTGATGGGAATTTTGGCTTTAACATACCAAAGTTTACGTCAGTTAAGGCTTTGTATGAGAATTACATGAAGTACGCAAATGAAGATGGGCTTTATCCTGGCGATGAGGGTTGGAACATTCCTACAAATGGTGTAACTTACGTTCATCCAACAGGTGGCAGTAGCTCACCTTATAGGCTTGGTGACTTTAAGAGTTACGATAAAAATGCTACTTGCTTGATGCACGACTTTGACATAAATACCTACACGGATGAGGAATTATCGTTTATCATTAGTATTGACAAAGATTCAGGTGGAACTCAAATTCCATTTAGGGATATTGCTACTTATAAGAATTGCTACTTTGGTGTGGCTTTTCTTAGAGACGACAGCTTGGCTATCCATAGCATCCTTACATCCAACAACAAGAATGATAATTTTCTAAAGACAACATTTGTGTATCAGAATCTTGTCAATTTGTTGTATATCGCAGTTCCATTTATGTCTCCGATACCCCATTTGAAGAATGCTCCAAATTTGGAAACGTCAGACAGCATCGAATGTTATCCTATCGTTGGGGTTTCTCCTATTCTGTTCTATGGCAAGAACGATACTGGTGACTATAGCAAGTATATGTACTTCGTATATCCAGACCAAGACAGCGATGGTAACGAGTGTATAAGAATATATAATAAAAGTACAGTTCTGAATGGCGGTTATGTTTTGTACTTGTTGTATGCTGATTCAAGTTATTATAACGGATATACATTAAAAGATGGAGAATATATAGTTGATGCAGGAACTATAAACCTAAAAAGCAATGTGGTGACGTACCTTAACAATGATTGGCTGATAAAGGGGAAATCTTATAAGCTGGTTCTCTATAGTAGAAATAACAACAAGATAGCACAAGAAATGGAGTTGTAATATCAATAATGTTAAAAATATAAAAACAACGGAAAATAACAATATAAAATTCTTTAATTATGGAATATTTTTCTTATCTTTGCGCTGTTAAATAGATTATTATTCTGCTTTTATTTGCAAATAGAAGAATAAAATAGTTTAAACGTTTAAATTTTAAGGAATAATGAAAGTAACATTTGGAAAGATGACAGAGTTCAAGCGAGAGGTTGACATCGTGAACGATTCGACCAAGATGAAGGGCAATGTTGCCGTCAGTGACGGAAGCATTGTAAGTGTTGACAACGGTGTTGTGTTGGACGGCGACGGCAACCAGATTGCCACGTTCAGCCAGTATTCCACGGACAACTTGAACGTGAACTACAACACCTCAGACTTGCAGAAGATGATTGATGCCGTGACAAGCATCAACGAATTTGCTTCCTACATCAAGGAGCACGTCGATGAGTTGTCGGATGGCATCGTTTCCTCTGACACCACAGAGGAATAACAATTAGCTTGGTTGGTGGGTACGAGGGCGGCAGTCGGTAGTGCCCACTTTCCAACTGAGCGAACTAACATACATTATTTATTAATTAATTATAATAAACCAAGTTAATTATGAAGAAGATTAAGACAATCGAGGCGGTCAACGCCTACAAGACATTGAAGGGCTTCAAGACAAGCTCTTTGAGTGAGGAAACCATGTTGACGGTATGGAAGAACATGAAGGCTCTCCGTTCCATCGCCGACACCTTCGACAAGGACAAGGAGGAGGCTCAGGAGTCCTTGAAGGATGACAAGTTCGAGGAAATGCAAGGCAAGCTCAAAACCGCACAGGAGAACGAGCGCAAGATGAAGGAGGAGGGCTACACCTACACCAAGGAGGACACAGACCTCTTGCAAGAGGTGAACGCCTACTTTGCTGGCTTCAGCAAGAAGACCATGGAATACTTCAACGAACTCGCCGACAAGGAGGTCGAGGTGGAAATCACCGAGGTCGAGGAAGCCGAGCTGCTTAAGGCTATCAAGGCTTGCGAGAAGGGCTTTGACGATATGGAGATGCTCGCTTGCATCTGCAAGTAATATTTAACAGGATAAGGATGTTCTTTATATGGGCGGCTGATTGTTTCGGTCGCCCATCCTTTTTACTTACAATCTGTAATTTACCCCCCATTTTTGAATGGCAAATCTTACAGATTGGTATTTTTGCAAAGTTTAACTCTAAAAAGTTGTGCAAAATGAATGTTTTTTTGTGCAGAACTGTTTATTTTTGCAGCACGTTCCTTATTATTAAGAATGAGGAACTAAGAATAAATAATAAACACAAAAAACAAAAAGGAGAAGAATTTATGACTAAAGAGGAAGAAGATGAAGTCCATCGGTTAGTTCAATCAGTCGGTGTTGTACAGTTGTCAAGAGTAATGTTTAAGGACATGGACGTTAGCGAAATTATAAACGTCATTATCCTTGCAGGTAGAGGCTACAGCATAAAGCTACTCACTTGGTTTAAGTATTATTGTGAAGTGATGCCTCTGTTTATCATGCTTTTTCATATTGCATGCATGGTAACATTTGCGTCTCATGAAAAAGAAATGTGCATATGGTTTAAGGAGAATTGGGTATCGGCAGCATTTATCTATTTTTCAGTTTACATCCATCCGCTTGTGCTTATAATTGCGAGCAGATTCTTTTGGCTCTGCTATAGATGGCGTATTCCGATGATTATCTACCTATTTGGGATAAATGCTATTCATATCGTATACTGGAATGTTTTTACCACCAACGAAATGGTGGAAGCTAATGTTGTAATACTTGTAATGACTATTATATTTTATGTATATGGTTTTGCCGATAAGTATTTCTCAGGCAAGGGCTGTCAAAGTTTAATCTCTAGATTATAATGATATGGGAAAGTTATTTGGTTATCACACCTTGGGAGTGTTATTAAAATCGTTGTCTGACTCTTGCTTTCGAGCAGACGAGCAAGAGAAGAGAGGGGAGAAGGTAACTGCTTGCGGAATGAGTAGCGATGAGATAGAAGACCTTTGTGAGAACTATCTGCCGTATGCTCTCAACCCGATGCTGAGCACCGAGGAAGTTAAGGAGAAGCTGCATGTTTCTGATGCTACTCTTAATCGTATGGTTGCTAGGGGTGACATCCCGAACGGAGAATGCAAGAAGCGTGGGCACACCCGATATTGGAAGAAGTGGGATATTCTGCACTTCATTAAGAGTAAGAGAGGTAAGTGATTGCCTCTCTTTTTTATTGTTTTCATATTTTCAAGAAGTCTTCTACATCAATGTACTCAATTCCGAAATTCTCCGCACATTGTTTGTCGGAGTCTGAGAAGTCACCTTCTTTTCCACTAGCATCACCTATCATCAGCAGCTCACTCTTTTTCCAAGAAGAATACGACTCAAGCATTCCTGTATTTGGCTTTCTCATGCAAATCTCTGCATTTGATGGGCAATACATGGAGTTGACAAAGATGTTGCGTCCAGTATGATGGCGAAGATATTTTTGCATAAAGCTTTCAATAGCCTTAATCTTTCCGATAAATTCCTGTTCATCAACGAATTGAGGTATGCCACCTTGGTTTGAGACTATTTCCACATAGTAAAGAGTAGGGAATGCTTCTACTATCTTATCCAAAACCTCTTTGCGGATTTTGAAATCTGTTACATCTGTAGGAAAGGTGTTTCCTGAAATAGTCTTGATTATAGTATCGTCTAAATCAATAAATAGTACTTTTTTCTTGATTAAATATCCTTTTTCTATCATATTTTTGCTTATCCTTTATATTAATGTCATTACCTAAAAAAATGAAGTTTATAAAACACAGTTGTTTTGGTGTGTCTCACCTTTTTAACAATGCAAAGATACGACAAAACGGATATTCTTGCAAATAAATTAATGCAAATTTTGAATCGTTATCTGTTTTTAAAGAAATCATTAATAATTCTCGCAATAGCTTCTTGTTTGATGATGATAGGGGCATCACCTTGATATTCTATCACTTGGCAACCGCATTCCTTCCAAAATAGAGTGCTATTTATGCGTTCTCCATCTACCAAGATCCAATCCGGATGATGTTCAAACGAATGCATCTTAGTTAGCGGAACGAGAATGAATAATTTATTCTCCATCTTGTTTACGAGTAACGACAAGTCATTATCATCAAATGTAATGATAACTCGATTTTCATTCTCAGATAGAACGTTAAAATCCTCATTAAAACGTTCATAAAGGTAATTTTTGATTTTCGAACAACTCATATTCTTGTAATTTTATAGGAGGGCAGATGGAAAAATCCAAGGTCTGCCCGCCAAGTTAAACTTATAAGGAAATCTTCTATAATATCGACTGACAAAGCCATCCCATAAGATAGCATGGTTCTTCGCCTTGCATATCTATTCCCAGATGGTTGCATATATGTGCTACTACATGAAACATTTCATGTGTGAGACTATTTATATACTCACCTTCAGAAGTAGACTTGCAAATGAGCACAACACTTGTTTTCTTTGAAACATTTGTGTATGTCAATCCTTTGTTTGAAGAATCGGTTGAAATGTGGTCGTATGCATCCAATAATGGTTGCCCCTTACAATCAATGGAACTTAGTAAGTCCATAGCTTCGTCAACATCTTCTTGATTAGCTACATGACATACAATCACATTCCAATCGTATTTCTCCAAGTAAATTTCTTGTTTAATCATAATACATCATCCCATGGAATGCCGATACCATTATGGTTGCAATCGGCATAAAATCTATTAAAAATAAATCCGTCCGCTTGGTCAGGGTCATCCACCATATCCTTAATGAATTGAGCCAAAGCAGCTTCGTCCTTTAAAGAGGACTTAAAGAAATCGGCTCTAGCCATGTTTGCGACATAGACGAAATCGTAATTGTCGGCATTCTCCAACTTTACGTTGTTGACTTTAAGAAGTTCCTCGACTGTATCTTTTTCTGTCGGTTCAACTTTTTCGAGCTTACCAGTCGTTGCGTTTGTCTTGCGCATTAAGGTAATAGCCCAATCGCACATCTTTTTATTGAAGTGCCAGCCATTGTAGCGAAGGTATGCAATCATCCCTTCAGGCTTCATATCGTATGCGTCAAGTGGTATTTTGTATCTTCCCATAATAAAAGCTTTTAAAGGAGGTGGAGATTTCTCCCCACCTCAAAGTGTAATACTAATAGCGATAACCGCCACCTCTGCGACCACCATGTCTTTCACCATAGCGGTCATCATCGTCATCATCCCAATTGTCTCGGTAATCCGGCATTGGGCTTCTGTGACCCATTCGTCCATACTTGTCATCCCCCATTTCATCAATGCAGTGCATGAGTTTACCTCCATACTTAAGCATCTTCTCTACAAGTTCCGACATTTCATTTACCTTGTTTTCGGTAATTTCTATCATGTATCCCATAATGATTTACTTTTTTGTATTAACTTTTTCCAAAGCCACTGACAACATAGACTTAATATCGGTCAAAGTTCCCTTCATTCCGCTAACCTCGCTTTTGAGGTTATTGATGTCTTCTTCCTGTTGTCTGTCTTTGGCTATTTGTGGATTCAATACGGCACGCATCTTTGCGCACTCTTCCATAACCTTTTTGTGGTATGGCTCGCTTTCCACAATCTCCTTAGAATGCCGATACATAGCCTCAACTTCCGCATCCATAGCTTCACGGCTTTCAGAAACCACTAGGTTTTCCGAATTTGCGATTTGCATATTGGATGGAAGTTGTTTGAACTCCATTTGTTCATTAGGCAATTTTACGACAACATCAACGGTAGTCTCCATTGGTTGTGGGTTGAATTGCCCAGGAGTATATGTTGGGAACTTAGGTTGTGGGTTACTGACCGACACAACCTGTCCGATTTTAAGACTTGGGTTTTCACCCTTGTCAAGCACATAGAATATGCTATTAGGTCGAAGTCCTTGAAACATAGCTTTGTAATGTTAATTGTTAAACAATACCCGTCATTAGCTGAAGGGTGTTAGTATCTCGCTCGAACCAAAACTGATAAACTCCAGTTCCTGCAATGTCGGCTACCGTCAAAGGATTGCCGTTGAACTTAGTTACAGCTTGGGTTACGCCATTGGTCTCGAAAAGGATTGGCAGCGTATTTGTCGTACCTGTCGGAATGGCTTGATGTAGGTTCACAAAGATAGTTCCCCTATAGTTAGCATTCACGAAGGCGTGGTTTCTGAACGAGAAAATGACATTTTCGGTGTTCACCACCACGCCTGTAGATGCGATAGCTGCCGAGCCGTTACGATTAACCCATGCAAAAGGTCTCATCCATAACATAGCAGCCTCCTTTCCTAATTAACCCCAAAAGCTTGCATTGTTGACACCATTCAGACCATATAATCCTGTTTGCCAAGCAACGCAATTTGGAACAGCAGTAAATGGACTGTAGCTGGTTGTAACAGTTGATGGAAGCTTACACTTGATACCATCTACCTCTTTTTGCAAGCCAGCCAACATAGCGTTGACAGGTGCTATAGCTTGACCTACAATCTGCGAAGTCATGGCAGAAGACTTATAAGTTCCATTCTCTTCACGAAGATGGTCTATCTTGTCCTGCATATCTCTGAGTTCTGCTTGGCGTTGGCCATTAACTACGGTCTGAGTACTATCTTTAATAGCATTCAAAATGTCGCATGTCTGACCCTTGGTTTCGAAAGCAACATTAGAAAAGCCTCGTTCCTGACTTACGGCTACATTGTTGATGGCATTCTGCAAAGTGCCAGTCTGCTGACACATAGCCAACTTGACGTTTCCGTCCATAGCCGTAATATTGTTATTTACACGGCAGCAGCAATCAGCGAGTTGTGATGCAATCTGCATGTTACCTTGCTGAAGAGCGTTGATGGTTTGCATTCCGCTCATGCCTACTTGGTTGCCCACGTTCTGAACTTGGGTTGTCAAGGCAGAGATTGCTTGTTGAATCTGTCCTTCAGTACAATTGAGCTGAGTAGCGAGATTGCTGAGTGCATTACGATTGCCACCGATAGCATCCATAAGCAAGGAACGACCATAGTCATTGTTGATTTCATTGGCAAGACCTGCGCCATTACCACGACCACCAAAGCCGAAACCATTACCGCCCCAACCACAGAAGCAAAGGATAAAGAGCAGCCAAATGAACCAAGAACCATCGCCATTGCCGAATCCGTTATTACCCTTCATCGCAAGAAGAACGTTTGGGTCAACGCCTCTCTGTTGGAGCAAAGGAGCTATCAAGCTCATCATTCCTCCATTGTTACCTGAACCCTCTGGATTAAAAACATAAGTTTTTGATGTCTCCATAAGAATAATCTTTTTGTGTTAAACCTTAATTAAACTAACTCTATGTAACGTTACGGCTGCAAAGTTACGAATAATAAGCAAAAGGTTTAACAACTCTATCAAACTTTCTTTTAATCGTTAATAATCAATAAGTTAAAGTGATAGGGGGTAATATCATACTTTCGAATGCATGAAAATCAAAGGCTTGTTTGCAAATTCCGTTTGCAGAAAACGAAAAATGCAAACGGAACTGCAAACGGAAATTAAGCACACACAAACTTGAAACCAAATTTTTCAGTATAGTATTCCTCTTTAGGGTGTCTTTTTGTCTCGGAGTCATAGCAGAGAATAAACGGCTCACCCTTAGAGTAGAAATAGTTATAAGATTTTCGCAAATACATCTTCGCATTCAAAGCCTTTGGGGAGAGTTTTCTTATTCTTAACCTTGTTTCTTGAGGCTTACCCGACAACACTCTAAGTTCGTCCATTTTGTATTGCATGTGAAGTTTTCTTCCTTTACTTGCATATCTTTCTTTATTCCAATAGTTTCTTAGAGACTTGTTTCGCTCTTTACGAATTCTATTTATCGTTTCTACATTGTGTTTTAAACCAAGCTTACTGACTTGTCCTAATATTGTAGATTGAGGAATATTCAACACTTCGGAAATTTCCCTTGCTGTCATCGTTTGGTACATGACGGAAATTTGGCTGATGGTTTCTTTACTCAACTTGTTGTCTATTTTTGTGCCACCTAAAATAGTGATATATTTATATAAGGTGTGTAGTGTAACACCAGCAGCCTTGGCTACTTCCTTTCGTGGGTAGTCATTGATGTGGACTTTAATATAGTCTATCTGTTCTTTTGTTAATCTTCTTGGCATTCTTCATCCTCCTCAAAAGAAAATCCATATTTGTTCTTATAGTATTCTTCATTCATCCTATGAGTATTCCGGTCATAACCTATGGTGTATGGCTCACCTTCGAAAGCGAAATATCCATGCTTTGTTATGAGATTGTATTTGGCATGATATGCTTTTGCAGGTAACTCTGAAAATCTAAGATTCGTTTTCTGCGGAATGCAGGACATAAATCTGAGCTTTTCTGCACGCATAGTTCTTTTCCAACTTTTTACCCTCTTATTTATTATTGCTTTCTCATACGCTTTCTTTAAGTTTGCCAAACTATTCTTTTTAAGTCTTTCGATAGTTTCATTCGAATGAGTAAGCTTTAGTCTTTTTGCCGCCTTTCCTACTGTAGATGGATGACACCCTACAATCTCGGCAATCTCTTTGACCGAATGGTTAGGATAGAGATTTATGATTTGTTCATCACGTTTCCTGTTGGGTTGTGGAACAAATCTTTTGTGCTCAAAATTACAATCGCATTCGTGCAATATCTTGTATAGAAATTTTATGCTGACACCCATTCTCTGAGCCAACTTATATCTTGGTCGCTCATTTATATGCGCCTTAATAATGTCTATTGTGTCTTGTTCTATAATCTTCATTTCTATTCAGTTTTTATGGTGTGACTCACCTGTTTTTTGCAAAGGTAATTAGATTTTGTTGAAAGAGCAAATATTTTAATGTGTTATAACTTAGTTTAAGGAAATATTTAATTATTTGCACAAAAATTAATTGTGTAGTTTTCTGACTCGGCTATTTTCACATTATTATATATAAATAGCTATCTTTGCAACAAAAAACATAAGGAAATGACAGCGGAAACTATTCAATTAATACAGACGGGAATAAATCTTCTTTGCGCATCGGGAGTTATCTCTACGTTGCTGTACTATAATAGTAGAAAACGAAAGGAGGCGGCACTCGCATCACAGGAAGAGAATAAGACTATTTCATCATATGCCGATGAGTGGAAGGCTCTCTATGAACGTTCCAACGAGTCGGTCGTTAATCTTAATAGTAAAGTAGATGAATTGTATGAGGAAATCAATCAGTATCGTATTACCATACGCAATCTTAGGGATGAGAAGAACGATTTGAAGCTTGCCTTGCATGAGGTACAATGGAACAGATGCATCAAGGATGGATGTCAACTTAGAACCCCACCAAGAAAGCGAGAATCCTTAGAATCGTTGGTTGAAAAGGAAGAAGATGCGATATATCGTGATAGGGAGGATTAAGTTATGATAAAGTATCTGAAATTACTCATACAAGTTAATAGCGGACATTCAAGCAAGGCATTCTTCTTAGTGTCCGTGACCTTGATAGGTTTCTTGATGCTCTTAGTTGTATGCTTCATCTTAGTGTGGGAAGTGGTGACTTATGGGACGATCAAGACCGATTTGATGGGGTTAAGTGCATTTGTTGGTAGTGTAGCTAGTTTGTTCGTCACGGCTGGCATTACCAAGACTATAGGGGAACGTGGCGAACATCAAAGCGAAAAAGATAAATAGACTATGGCAGACCCAAGTATTTTAAAACCATTCATTCTCTCATTCGAGGGTGGATATTCTAACAAAAAGAGTGACAGGGGAGGCGCAACGATGAAAGGTGTAACCCTAGAGACGTTCCGTAAAGTTTATGGTGTTAGTAAGACCGCATCGGACTTGAAGAAGATAACCGATGAACAATGGCATCACATATTCAAGAAATATTATTGGAATGCTTGCAAGGCTGACCAAATCAACAACCAGTCGGTGGCTAATCTCTTGGTTGACTTTGCTTATAATAGTGGAGTAAGCAGAGCCGTACAAAAGATTCAGACTATTGTAGGAACAAAAGCTGATGGTATCATGGGTAACATGACCTTGGCTGCTATCAATTCATACAAGCAAGGGCAATGGGCGTTGTTCGATAAGCTGAAGGTGTCACGAATTGCCTTTCTCAATGCATTTGTGAACAATGACCCAAAGCAAAGTGTGAACCTGCATGGATGGCTTCGCAGAGTTGGGAATATACAATACGGAAAGCTCGTATGTAACAACGGAAAGATAATCACTTGGTAATCTTACGAGATACAGGCTCAACTAAGGCATTAGTAAGACCATCATCCTTAATTGGATGGTGGCTTTTTCTTCACTTTTGAAATTTTGAAAAAGAGAGAGTGGGCAAAAAAATTGTTCCTATTGGTTTTATTTGTACCTTTGCACTCAAAAAGGAGGTTGATATGGAACTTAGATTTGATTGGTGGCGTTGGCTCGTTACCATATTGGTAGGTTTCTTCATCATGCTTATGATGTACGGATGCCGGACGACAAGATATGTAGATGTAGAAAAAGTGGTGCGAGACACTACTACTTATGCCCATTGGGACTCAATTGTCAACGAAAGGGTCAAGCTTATTCGGGATAGCTTGCTATCTTATCATTGGGAGCAGACCGAAAAGCAGGTTAAGGATTCCACTTACATCAAGGATGATGTCAAGACAAGGGTAGATGAGAGTGGTAAGGTGCTAGGTAAGGATTCTACTCATATAGAGATTAGATACAGGGACAGCAAGGAACTATCCAAGGTTCGTGATAGCCTTATTCATTATAAGGAGATAGCAGAGCGAGCGAGTATATATAAGGCTCAGAGGGATAGCCTAAACAGAGAATTGAGTATTGCCCAGACCAAAAAGGAATATATTGAGAAAGACTTGGAGGGATGGGATTTGTTCTATTGGAAATTCGGTATGATTTCCTTTTGGGTCGTTTCCTTGATGCTGGTTACAATGATTTTCTTTCTCACGGTAAAATATAAGAAAAAGTTATTTTATTAGGTTGGTTTTTAGTTATTAAGGTTTTAGATTGGTTTAAGGTAACAACTTATGGAGCAGCTGCCTGTGATGGTGGTTGCTCTCTTTTTTTTGTCTTGAAAATGCCTTAGAGTGTAAAATGCTAAAATTGCAAGCGGCTTAATGTATTTATAGTTTTATGTATGTAACTAAAATTGCGTTGTGTGTTAAAAATGCACAATTAGAGCAGAATAACACATTAAAGCCCTTGCAGTTTGAAAATAAATTAGTATCTTTGCAGCGTCAGCTTTGTTGGTGCTGACACGCTTACAAGAATCAATAAGATTTTCCTTGGCGAAAGCCATACCACGATAATCCTTACCTAGATTTCGGTGTCAGACGAATGAAGGGTAAGGATTTCTTTTTAGAATCCTTGTTTTGAGTCGAAACATCCTTAGATAGTTCTAAGTTAATAATGGGCTATAAATGTTGGAGTAGTCGAAACACAAATAAGTTAAACAAATAAGGAATTTATGGGAAAGCATTATTTACATATACGTATGGACTTGGTAAGGAAGTACACCTATGGTGCGTCATCGCAAGAAGTGAAGGCGCACAAGGAGACTCTTTGCTTTGCCATTTGGTGTAAGATGCAACGTCGCAATTCCGTTATTTTTAACTTAACCATCAAGGATGTAAAGAAAAAACTCGGTGTAGGCTATCCAAAGGCAAGAAAATTGCTAAAGGATGTCAAGGAGGATGAACTCTTTACAGAACTTGGTAACGGGCGATTTATCGTGAATACGTTCCGTGATAAAGAATGGAAGCCCAATAAAAAGGGCGGTCGCTTCCAAGGGGCTTACGTTTGTCGTATTCCTATTAACAAGGACTATAAGCTAAAGGAGTTATATTCTATAGTCAACAATATTTTGTACACATCGGTTATTAGTGGTGCTCGTCAAGACTGTTTTAACGTTGGAAACAATAATTGTGCTTGGCATCAACTAACTACTAACTCGTTTGCAAAGGTTGTGAATATGGGACATGGCTCTATATGCCGAATCAAGAAGAATCTTATCAGCAAAGGTAAGATTAAGTCCACGTATGCGGAAATGCACATGGCAGATGATAGAAACGAGGGAGAGATGGAGCGAACATTGCAAAGGTTTGGTCGTAGGAACTTTACGTTTAACGTAGGCAACCTGCACTATTTAATCATACCTTGCTCTTACTCTTTTGGAGACCGAGAGACTTCTGTTGCTATCAAGCACAGAATCTATGGTTATAAATTGAAGGGACATGGTGCTTTTGAAAAAGGCACGAACAAATACTATAATGGATCAATAGGATTAGCCAATATACCTGATTAAAGGTCGAGTTCTATTTTGGACATTTTCATATTAGTAGTTAGTTTGAATATATATTTAGGGAGTCTTTAATAGGCTAACGTGTTCCTTGATATATTACGTGTTATTATTATATATACGAGATTATGAAGAAGTATGAATGTTATATAAGTTTAGCTGGTAATGTGTGTGGTGACAAAGGAAGTTATTATTATGCGTTTGCTACATTTGAAGGAGAAAAAATGATTGATAGTGTCGCAACAAGTCGGAGTCTTTTGGTATATCCTAAAAGTCGTTTTGTCCCGATTTTGACTAAGGCATTAAGAAAATGCAGAGGTGAGTTCCATGTGTATGTGTACTTACCAAAAGGCTATGATTTTGTAGAATTACCTAATGGTGAATACCAAATATCAGCTTCGTACGCCTGTTCCGAGATAATTGAGTACACTTATAAGTGCAGCGACAAAATAACAATAAAGAAGTTTGATGAAAATAGTAAAAGATGTTTGGATATACAACAAAAAGCAGAAGAGATAAGAGAAATTAACGAAAATAAAGAATTACACAAGTCAATAGCCAAAGAAATGAAGGCGAAAGATAAAAATAGCAAGAAAGACTTGCGTAGGGAAAGATTAGTTCCAAATTATATTTGCTATACCGATGGAAGCTGCGATAATTATTCCACTCACAAGGCAGGTGGCTCGGCTTATATCGTTGTGAATACAGCTACAGGTGAACTTGAAAAGGTAAAGACACATCATTGCTTGCATACGACAAATAACAGAATGGAGATGTTGGCGATAATATCAGCCGTTAATTATTGCCCGAAAGGTTCTGTCGTAGAGGTTCGAAGTGATTCTAAGTACGCATTAAAGATGTTCCGCTATACAGATTGGGAAATAGGCGCAGATATAAAGAACCCAGACTTAATTAAGTTGTATCGTAAGTGTGCAAAGGATAAGCTTGTTATTTTGACTTGGGTAAAGGGACATAATGGTGATGATTTGAACGAGCAAGCGGATTGCTTGGCTTTTAGTGCATATGAGAAAGCATTAAAAGAGAATGGCTTACCAATGGCTCCTGAGAAGTATCGTGCTATGAGACGAGGCAAGCAGACGGTGTTTGAAACAGATAATTAAAGATAAATTTGATTTATTATGAAAGAGTTAAGTTTTGATAAGCTATACGTAAAGTTTAGCAATTTATATTGTGAGTATCGTAGTAGAAAGCAATTCTTGAAGTGGTTGAAATCCTCAAAGAATCTTTCTGAAGAGTTGTTTGAAGTAACGCCAAGTAAAGGTGATTCGTTTGACGTTGTGTTGTCTTTTGAAGAGATAAAGGATGTATTCCCGATTATGGAGAATTCATTGCCTAAGTACGAAAACGATATAAAGCAAGTTCTTTTGGCTATAAAGGAAATGGGACAACTTGAAGTTGCAAAGATATGGCATGAGGATGATTGGGGTGATGGCTTTGTAGAGGATTTTTGTAAAACCCATGATATTTAATGAAGATACGGACATTTGAACTATGTGCCGGATATGACTCTCAACTGATGGCTTTGGAGCGACTGAAGAAGAAACATTCTGATTTCGATTACGAGAGCATCGGATGGTCTGAGATAGAGCCAAGTGCAATAGCCTTGCATAATGCTTGCTTTCCTAGTCTGTCCGGCAAGAATTTCGGTGATATGACAAAGATAGATTGGAGCAAGGTTAAAGACTTTGACTTGCTGACATATTCAACACCTTGCCAGTCTGTTTCGCAAGCCGGAAAACAGAAAGGAATAGAGGAGGGAAGCAATACACGATCCTCTATCCTTTGGTTCACAAGAAACGCCATTATTACAAAGAGACCGAAATACCTCTTAATGGAGAATGTAGAGGCTTTGGTTCAAACAAAGTTCATCGGGTTCTTCAACAAGTGGCGCAAGGAGCTGGAATCCTACGGATATGCCAATTATGCAAAGGTGGTAAATGCTGCCGACTGCGGTGTTCCTCAGAACAGAAAACGTGTCTTCATGCTCTCTATACGAAATGATGGTGAAAAGATAGATTATCATTTTCCGAGAAAGACAAAGCTGAAGAAACATTTGGTTGATGTCTTGGAGGAAAATGTGGACGAGAAGTACTTTTTGAGCGATGCCCTGTTATGTAAAGAGAAATTTGTACCAAATGAATGGAAAGAGCCTATGGGTGCAGCTATAAGGACTCGTTCTGAAGGGAAGTGGATAAAAGGTCAAAAGCATAGCCCAAAAGTTGAGCTTGGAAAGACTATAGCCAATACCATTACATCTGCGAGCAAGGACTCCTTGGTTGTGCTTGGAGAGACAAGGTTGCGCATTAGGCGTTTGACTCCGAGAGAACTCTTCCGTTTGATGGACGTTGACGAAGAATACATAGACCGGATGCTTGAAAGTGGTGTATCGAAGTCGAGCCTTCAAAAAGCTGCTGGAAATTCGATTGTTGTAGCATGCATGGAGAGGATATTCAAGGAACTTTTGTTTCCTGAGAGTAATGTTAAGGTCGCTGATGATGGTCAGCTATGTCTATTTTAAATATTGATGATATGATGTTTTTGAATAATAAAGAGAAAAAGGAGAAAGCAAATGCTATCTCATACAAGATTGATGAGTACATCTGGGGAAAAAAGGATTTTGTTACCGATTGCCCCTATGGTGAGAAAGGCAGATATACCAACGCCATTAATAAGGTTGGTGATTTGGGATGCAACACTTGCGAATGGCAGGTAAGGCATAACCCAAGAGCGCAAGTTGTAATGTGCTCCCATCCAAAGGAGGAGAAGAGCGATATTAAGAAACTTTTTAAAGATATGTGAAATGAATAAGGAAAAGTTAAAGAAAGATTACGAGAATGCTTGCAATGCTTACTTGGAGGCATTTTGTGAGAAGCATGAATTTTACGGATTGGATAATCCGGAGACATATTGGATTGATACAGGTGGAATAGCCAATTGCGGTGATTTAACTTTCGATATGGCTACTATTGTAACTGATATTGACAAGGAAGCTCCCGAAGAAGAGTTGTTGAAGTGGTACGATTATACTATTGAAGCTAGTGAGTTCAATTTGCCTATTCCAAACTTCGATCATTGGCTTATAGGGTGTCCAAGAACACCAAAAAAATGGTTTGAAGACATGCGAGCAAAGCGCAAGGAGATTGATGATTTATTGAAGGAGGAAAATGAAAGATTGAAAAATGGGAAAGAGTAACCTTTTTAATTATTTACAGAGGCTCTTTGATGAGGGTCTCTGTATAAACACTACCGAACTTGAATTCGGAACACTTGAAGTAACGGCAGAGAATCGAAGCCAAGGCAAGCAAATCACATTCTTTGCAAAGGGCATGGAGGATGCAAAGCAGAAAGCTGCGGAATGGCAGGCTGGTCAAATACTCTTGAATTGCGAAGATTTCGAGGAGATTGTTATGTTCTTGGCTCAAAGAAAGAAACTTAAAAAGGAAATGTCAAATGGATAAGAATTTTAGAAGTTGTTTTTGTTGCGTCCATTTCTTGGAAATACAAAATACAAGTATAGGAAATATTTTGAAATGCAAGAAAGGTAGCACTACGAAAGTACAAGGGAAGCGACTGACAGAAATCGCTGCAAGATGCAAAAATTACAAAGCGTGAGGCACACGTTAAAGGTAATAGACAACAGGGGTATTTGAAAGAGAGCGAAATGTAAAAAACTGCAAAACAAATAGTAGATTCTATATAGTAAGATTAAAATATATTAATAGCGATAAGAAACACATTAAATTATTTGCATATTACAATACTTCTTTGTATCTTTGCATCGTGATTAAGAAACAAATGTTATTAATTAAAATGGTGAGGCACACCACAAAAACTGAAAGAAATGACAAAGAAAGAAATTTTAAAACAATGGCTTGAAGAACCAAAAGTGAAATATTGTAGCAATTCAAATTTCACGTTAGGTTATGGTGATGGATGGGATTGGGTTAAAAATGTCCTACGACCAACTATCACGAAGAACGCTATGTTTCTTAGATTCTTGGAGCATGGCTTCCGTGAGATAGAAGAGTTTCTGAAATCAAAAACCGGAAAACCTAGCGAAGAGGATTGCACTTTATATTCCGTTGGGTACAAAGATGGAGTCAATGATGCCATGATTGCAATTAAGAATAGATTTGAAAATTTAAAATAGGAGGTTTTAATGGATTTAGGAAAGGCGATTAAGACAATGAGGGTAAGCAAGGGCTTGACCCAACGACAACTTGGTAAGGCTATCGGTTGTAGCGAGACAAATATGTTGTTTATGGAGACCGGAAGAACGTTTCCACGTAAGAATAAGATTGATGCAATATGCAAGGTATTGAAGATTCCGATGTCTTATTTGTTGATGTTCTCTATTACACTGGATGATATTCCCGAAGATAAGCAGAGTTTGTATACAAGCATCGTTGAGCCGATGCGTAACGAATTTATTAGGGAGTTGTTGCGATGAAGAAAGGCTATTATTTTTGTGGCTAAGTATGTCAAGAATGGCATAACACGAATATGTACAGGTACACAAGAGACGATTGAAGGCTATTTTGATTTTGTCAGTGCTGGAAATTTTATAGCAAAGGAACATAATGTTGATTTCAAGGACGTAATTGTAACTTTTTGGTCAGAGATTAATTCAGTAATGTTGGATAAATATAAGAAAACATTAGGAGAGCAGAATAATGGTTGAATTCGAGTACGAAGGAAATATCATTTGGAAAAATTACGACTTTCATTTTATGCCTTGTGTAGGAGATAAAGTTGTGATTAACAACCTTACATATAAGATTAAGTCTCGTGTGTTCAAGTGTGATGGGAAGATAGTTAAAGTGGTTTTAAAAAAGGTAGATAATGAAATTACGAATAGTTAAACATGTTTGTGCCGATGGAGTAGAAAGAGGTATCTTGGAGTACCGCAACCATTGGTGGGAGAAGTGGAAGCCATTGCATCAGGAAGGCAAGCTGGCTTATGTCTCATATATGGGAACGAAACCATATAAGTCATTGCAGGAAGAGTGCTTTGATGTACTTGGATTGAATGAAGGACAGATAAAGGTGCGTGAACAGATGTTCCGTTATATCTTGGATGCAGAAGAGGTATATGTTGGAGCTAGAATAGGCAACGAATATCATATCGGCTATGATGTTGATAATGATGAGAGTCTGGAAACGCTTAGAAATTTGGAGGAATAGTTATGCTCGGAAAGATTTTTTCGGTTATGACCGATATTATATATCGAAGAGAGGAAAGTTTGAATCTCTTTGAAGGAAAGAAGAAACTTGATAAGGTGGTGTCTGGTCGGGTAATCAGAGAACAAATCAAGTTGTTTGGTTTCACCGTCAGGACAAAGTATTTTTATCAGATTTGCTGCCCACAAGTCAATATGAATGATACCCACGAGGTTTGCACATTGAATAAGGTCGAGGATTTGGTAAGAACAGAGTGCTATAACAAGGTTGTTGAATATTCTAATAGAAAGCATCATGCCTAGTGTAAATTGTTTCAGAAGAGTCTTGTTGAACGTAGGTGGCAAGAAGATAATTATCAGTGTTCCGAATGGAATGACCGAAACCGAAGTGAATAAGGTTATGGTCGTTACTAGGGCATATCTTCAGCAGTATGTATATGTCGAAATGGTCTTAGCAGAGTGCTTTATGCAGAAAATCGAAAAGAGTATTCTGAAGAAGAAATGCGTTAGGTTTGAAGTTAAGAAGAAGTGGGTGGACTGCAAGAAGAACCTCCGCAAGGTGGTTAAGTATTATGACGCTTATGTTCCTAATGCAGATTTTAATGAAGAATTCGCAATGACGTTTTATGACAAGATTAGTGGAGACTTGTATAAGTTGCGAGATAAGATTGCGGTGAGGTTACAGAACTTAGGAATTGGTGAAAAATCGGGAGTCTATGCGAATGCAATCATCCTTTATAATCTCACCAACCTTTGTCTGGGAACTTATGAGAATATCATCCGTAAGCTGTTTGAAGAATTGCACGTTAACTTAATGCAAGCGTTCAAGGATTTTGCCCCAATACTTGCTTTTGAAAACTCCTATGACTTCATGGCGTTAGTGATGGATAAGGATTTCGAGAGACTGGCAGACCATTTGATGACTAAAGAAATTCTTTCTTATTTCGACAAAGTAAGAAAAGGTGTATTTAATGAACAGACCTTGAACGAGGCTTCTATTAATGCTACAGAGGATTTGACAGACGAAGAAAAGAGTTCGCAAAGGGCTTACATCGGAATAAGTGACTTTATGAAGAGTGGCTATCCTTTGGAAAGAACAACAACCAAGAAAGTTAGCTAATGAAGATAGAGTCAAGCGATTTTTTGCCTATAGGTAATGAATTTCAGAAAATCTTCGGAGTAAGCTTTGGAAAGTTCGTTGATATGCGGTTTCTTTTAGCAAGAAAAGAGTTGGTTTTCAATTTGCTGAAGTTCACAGATTGGCTTGAAGAGTGCTATCCGGATGAGTGTTCCATTGATGGAGTGAGTTATAATGAGGTAGTCGAGCGAAAGTTTGGCAACCGAGGTGTTAAAATGATTAAGAAGTTGATAGGATGAAGTACATTCAAGTTCCGGAAGCCTTTGATTAGGCTACAGCGATTATCCATTCAATCGTCCGGAGCGGATTAGCCTCAGCCCCGAATGGACTTAGGGAGCTACGTTAGGGATGAATGCATAGGCACGTCAGAATGTCCGTCCAAGTTCTGCCCTCTGCGGTTCGTGGTTAAAAGTGGCGAAAGCTGCGGTGCTGCGGACAAGAAACCATCCTGTAACATTGGCGATGGGCGCACAACCACCTTTCGAGGTGAGAGTTACACTTCACATCCCTTCGGGGATGGGGGCGTTTATTGGATTATTAATTTTAATGGAAGAAAGGACTTCCGAAAGCTTTCATAACTACAAATAGCCTATCGCTAATGGTTGTTCCCTTGGGCAGGGAGATAGTTAATACCGCATCGTAAGATGTGAACACTTAAAATTTGCCGACAACCATTGGCAAATGCCTATTAGTCAGCGGCAGAAACCCTTGGGCAAGGTTGGAAATGGTGCAAAGTCTTCAAATTCGCATCTGTCGCTGACAAACGGATGAGTGGCATTGGCAACTGAAAGCAATGCGACCCTCGCAAACTTGGAGCGGATTTTCTGATTAAATATTCCGTGTACCAGGTCACTGGGGAGGTATTGCCACCAAGAAGGGTTTGAATCCCTTCTCATCCACTAATTTTAAAAGGTTAAATTATGAATGAGTATTGTAAGAATTTGATTTCAAATGGAGTTCCTAGCTGGATAGTAGAGGAGGCTTATAAATTTACAATTGAGCCATTGAAATCAACAGAAGGCTTGGTAGGAATTGATAAGGAAAATAGTGAGCTATATAGAAATGTCATTATCGCAGCCTACATTGAGGGTGCTAGTGCTACATTGGAAAAAGTGCAAAAAATCTATGGCGGTAAGGAACATAGCTAGACAATGGAACGAAGCTTCGCAAGGGTATTCGTACCGCTTCAAAGGTGGAGACATTTTCCTCCGGTTGGTAAAGGCTGAAGAATGTTACGAATTGCGTAACCCTATAGGCTATGGTGTTCAAGTAGTCAAGTGCAAAGACTTGGATGAAGCAGATGCTAAAGCCAAGGAAGTGCTAGAAGCGTTTTTTGATGACAAAGTTAATATAAAAGCAATCTGATTATGGACTTAGAATTAATGATTGATAAGATAGACTTTAATCAAGGTGCAAGGCAGATAGCCAAACAAGCCTTGGAGTTGGGAATGAAATGCCAAAAGGAAAGTGCTTGGCATCCGGTAGAAGAATTGCCTGAGCACAACAGACGCATTGTCGGTTTGACCAATGTTCGCAAGCGTTTCAAGCATCTGAATTTCTTAGGCGAGGAATGGTGGAAGAGGTTCACGAAGTCAAACTCCATCTATAAATGGGCTTATGTTGAGGACTTGATTTAAAATGAAAGATATAAAGCGTATACCTAAAATAGGTGAGGTTATTCCTTTCTTTGATGATGGAAAGGTCTGTTGCTCTAGGTTGTATAAGGCAATCATAAAGGACGTGGTTTTATATGTCTATGCACCGGATTATGTAAAGCAAGCATTCAAGACTAATTCAGAAGTGTGTAGTTGGATCTGGAATGGAACAACTGACTATTTCATTGGTTGTGTTATTAAAGAGTATGATGAGAATGAAATTTGGTTTGCTCGCACAAAAGAAGGTGGTTGGTTTAGTTTAGATATTCAGTCCGATTGGCAAGGTGGAGTACTTGATGTAGATGGAGAATTAAAGAAAGTACTAGATAGTAATCGAAGAAATCCATAATGCTATTTTGTTTTAAATGTTTACCCCATCACTATATATAATAATGTAGTGGTGGGGATTTTTGTGTTAACGTCAGCAAATTATTTATTTATATTATTATAGAGTGTTAAAAGATAAAAGGAATACATTAAATAATTTGCATGTTTCGGATATTCTTTGTATCTTTGCAATGTAATTAAGAAACAAGGTTACTAATTAAAAAGGTGAGACACACCATAAAAACTGTAAGAAGAAAGTGGAAAAGAATAATGTTTATGTAGAGGTGTTGGCAAAGATTGCCAGCCTCATGGGTAGAACAAAGGAGTCTATCCAGATGTCGTCTTCAAATACTCATACGAGTATTACGATGTTTGCCGAAAATAATAGCAAGATTATTGGAAATTGGTATTTTGATGCTTCCGATAGCAAGGAGTTGGTGGATGCTACTTTCAATGGTCTGAAGGCTTTGGTTGAGTCTCTTGAGCACAATAAGAGCAATGACGGACAAGCAGCGTAAGTACATAGAAAGTCTTATCAAGAAAGTGTTTCGTAATGCAGATTCGCAGAGCGAAATACTTTCCAGATTGGATAGGGTTAAGATTTCAAGCCAACAAGCTTCAGTAATGATACATGCGTTGAAGCTAGAGTGCAACATCGGTCGTTCCGTTCCGGCATATATGTTAATGGCAAACAATCTAAATCCAAGAATGGATGAGTTCTTTAATATATTAGGTTACGATGAATGACGGATACGTCAAAAAAGTAGATATGAAAGGGTAGATTATGATAGATGCTAAAAAAATAGAAGAAGCTACAAAAGATTATATCAACAAGAACAATTATTTTGCCAAATACGAAGAAGATCCTTGTGTAGATATAGAGTTTGCTTATAAAGATGGTGCTCACTGGGCTATCAATGAGTCCTTAAAAGATTTGTGGCATCCAGTTAGTGAAAAGCCAAAGAAAGGACGTGTGTTTTTATATAAAACTATATTCAAAGGATATGGGGTAAATCAAATAATTGATGGAAAAGAATGGGAATATATCATTAAATATCAAAAAGCCACTCAATGGCTTTATATTGATGATTTGCTTCCAAAGAAAGGAGGAGAGAAATGAAAAAGAATAAACACTCATTAAAGATAAGTCGTAGTTATGGTGATATTACCCTTGATGGTTATCCTGTAACCGCATATTCGAATGATGAATTGAAGATTCTAAAGAACCTGCTAACAAAGGTTTTGGGTGAAGTAAATGAATATATAAAAGACTAGGCGTATGAAAGAGCTTAAAGTTGGAGAAAGAGTAACCATTACTCTTGAAGCAGTTGAAGCTGTTAAAGGCAAAGGCTGTGATGGATGCTTCTTTGATGGAAGAAATGGCTGTTGTGTAGCAATATCACTTGGAATGGAGTGTGTTCCAAAATATCGTTCTGATGGTAAGGATGTAATCTTTAAAGAAGTAAAGGAGTAAAGTGTATGAGTGGATTAACTAAAGAGGTAACGGCTACGTGTGGAAATACTATCCTTGTCGTAGGCTTATCTAATAAAGACGAAGTAATGTACGTCAAGTCAACAATAAGAGTGAAGCCGAAGAACAGAAAGCAAAAGAAGGTGTTCAAAAGCCAGTCTTATAGAATGAGAAAGGTTGCAAAAGGTGAGTATGAAGTAACAACATACTGCCCATTTAACGTTAAGCTATTCTCAAAGATAATGAGCCTTCTTGAACAGAATGAGAATGGAGAGTTTTGGTTTAACATTGATAAAAAGTAAAGCGTATGGATAAGTTATATATTCCAGGAGATTTGGTCTCTGTATATGTAGGTATAAAGAAATATATCGTTGAGGTAATTGGTACGGAAAACGAAAATGAAGTACTCTCATATCAAATCAAGTTCCCAAACGGAGAAATTCAATATGCTGATAAGGATAATATTGCACCGATTCCCCTTGCTCCAGAGATTCTAGAGAAGAACGGATGGAAGAAAGAAGTGATGAGTAGAGGAGTAAAGAATAGTCATTGGGTATATACAAAGCCCGATATTGAAGAATATGGATATTTTCCTATCTACATAGAAAAAGGTATCGGTGATGAGTTTGATGTATATCCGTTTACTGACAACAATGTTTGTAAACAAATTGCATACATTAAGTATGTTCATCAACTCCAGCACCTCCTCTTCGGTCTTGGTATTAATCACGAAATGGAGGTGTAGGTATGGACAAAAATATTGTATTATCAGACGAGGAGCTGGAATTACTCATAACAGGCTTACATTGTATTGATGAACGTAACTATAACGTTTATCGTAGAACATGTACACCTTGGAGTGAAGCTAAAGAGATAAAAGAAACTCTAAGAGTAAAACTCATAAGAGCACAACTTAAAGTTTAACGCCTTCGGGCATAAAAGATATTAGTATGAAAATAAGTGATTTGGTTAAAAGCTTAGAGAAAATAAAGGCAAAACACGGAGACTTACCTATTGCTTTTGAGATAAGCGATGATGATTGCTGTCCTATAAAGAAACTACACGTCACAAAGGTATATGACGATGATAGTACTGTTTCAGAAGCAGGTTTCTGTGAGGTAAGAAACTTAGGTGTAGGAGAGAAGTATTTAAACATTAGCGATATGTTAGGTGGTTAACGCCTTCAGACATAAATAAATAGTAATATGAATGCAACAGAAGCAAAGAAGACGCTATTTGAGATTAGAAAAAATCTTATTGACGATAAGCAGAAGCATGCTATTTGGTTAGCAATCAAAGCTATTGATTATTGTATAAGATTGAAGAAAGGATATAAAAGGATATAAATAGATAGTAATATGAAAGCAAGTGAGTTGATAGGGCATTTGCAATCTTACATCAGCTTCGTAGGCAAAGATTGTGAAATGCTTGTATTTGACAAAGCAGAAGGTGTTTCTTGTGATATTAACGAGACTACCAGTGATGGCGATTATGTGTTTCTGCACATTTCATCTGATAAATACACAACGAAGACACCAGAGTAACTAACCATCCGCAAGGATATAAATAGATAGTAATATGAGAATAAGCTATTATAATTTAGACAAAGATGACTTTAATAAAAAATATAGTCACTTTAAGAAGAAAAAGTTGTTTACGATTTGGTTTAATCATATCTTAGAGATGATTCAGTTTGAAAATTCAGATAGAGGTCATTTATTGTGGATTAATACTCCAAAGATAGTTCGAGTATTCGGACTTTGGAACAAAAGTTATGGTGGAAGCAGAAAGTTCTATCAGCATTGGAAAAATCGACATGAAAGATGTGGCTACTAATTTATTAATCATCCTGCAAAGGATATAAATATAAGTAATATGATTAAGAAGTACAGAAAAAAGCCAGTTACCATTGAAGCTATTCAGTGGGATGGCAAGAATTTGTCAGAGATTGACGATTTTATGGGTGGGGCAGTTGAAAACAAAGGAACTACCCTTGTAATTCATACCTTAGAGGGAGATATGGAAGCATCTATTGGTGACTATATCATCAAAGGTGTAAACGGAGAGTTCTATCCTTGTAAGCCAGATATTTTCGCAAAGACTTACGAGGAAGTAACAGAGTAACTAACCACCCTCTCCCTTTTACAGGAGAGGGTAAAAAGAAGAGAATATGAGATTAAGTGGATATAAAGCAGGTACTATCTTAGTAGATATTTGTGGCAAAGTATTTGTCCACGATGGATATATTAATGCTGATGGATATGGTGTAATTATTGGTGAAGATTCTGATGGAATGATTCAGAAGTCCAATGGTATTGGTAACTGGATGAAGGAAGGGTTCTGTAGAGAAGCAACTTCGCAAGAAGTCAGTGAGTTTCTTGCCAAGGTTCGCAAAACACAGAAAATTATCAATTACTAAGGAGGGTAAAAAGAAGAGAATATGGACTTGGTAATTACAATGTTAGGTTGGATTGCATTAGGGGTTATATCTGCTTATCTGTTAGCAATAGTAGGTAAAATAATCTTTGATGCTGCAACCGCTGATTATAAGTTATACAAGCATGTAAGATTGTGTCGCAAGAGATTGCTAAGACAACGATATGAAGATTATGCTTGGCTGCTACTCCAGTTAGAGAAAGATACGGAAGTTTTCAATCTTACTCATAATACAAGAGATTGGACTTTTGAAGATTGGAGAGAATTTTATCTTAAAAAAGCAAAGGAGGATAAGTAATGAGCAAAGTTAAGAAATTATTAAGTCAAGCATGCAATCTGCTTGACGAGTACGATAAAGGTGGTGCTACTAAGCATAACCTTCTTTGGAAGGCTATGGGTAATATCGAGGATGTACTTAAAGAGTTGGAGGATAGTTATGGCATTTCTTTGTTGTAATCCAGATGGAAAAGAGTTCGTCTTTGCTCAAAAGCCTTATCGTGAAGACATTGGCGATGGTAAGCCTTATTGGGAAATGGACGCAGTTGACTATTGGTGTGAACTGCCAAAAGGACGAATAAAGCAATTAATAGGTCACTCTCTTACATGGAAGGATGAACCTGTTGAAAAGAATATTAAAGGTTTGAAGATATGGATATAAAAAATATCAAGTTCAAGGCTAAACGTCTTGACAATAACACTTGGGTAGAAGGTTACTTCTATGCTGAATGTGGTAACACTTACATCATCGAGGATAGGCAGAGTGAATCAATGCTTAATAGAAACGAGGCACATCAGGTTGACCCTTCTACAGTCTGCCAGTTCACAGGACTGAAAGATAAGAATGGAACACCTATCTATGAAGGGGATATAGTTACATACAAAGATAACAATGCCGAGAGAAGAGGCGTTATTGTTTGGGATAATAAATCAATAGCATTCTGCTTTGGGTATGGTTTCTTCTTATGCCATTTTCCATCTGAAAATATGGAAATCATTGGCAATAAATTCGATTAAAAGAAATAGCTTATGAAAATAGAAAACATAAAATTCAAGGCAAAGAAGACATTGGATGGGAAATGGATAAAAGGTGACTTGGTTCATCATAAAGATTCAGATAACGTCTGGATGACAGACTTTGAGAAACGGCTGACATCACCAATTGCCCCCTCTATCATCTGTCAGTTTACAGGTCTGAAAGACTGCAAGGGTAATGAAATTTGGGAACACGACCTTCTGCAAAGCCAAGAAACAAAAGCAATCTATGAGGTTGTTTGGTATGAAGATGGAGGTTTTGTTATTAAAGATTCAGTAGGTGGTGGGCACTTATTGAATTTCTTAGGCTCTATATTGTCAGTATACAAATTCAAAGTTGTTGGCAATAAATACGATAAGGAGGACAAGGTATGATTTACAAAAAGGTACTAACGAGATACATTCAAGGAAGGCTGTCGGAATTATCTAATGTTGACGCTTATAAACCAAACAAGTTAGCATTAACTAATCTGTTGTGGTTTCTTGGCAAGGCTACCAGTAATGAAATGATTGTTGCAAAGCTTAGAATCATGGTTGATGCAGATATTAAAAGAAAGAAATATCTAAGTAGATACGATGGTAATGAATCATTATATGATGATGAGTATTCCAAGGCAGTAAGCACTATTGGAAAGAAATGCTTGTCGTATTTACGAAACACAAAAAAGGAGGTGCAAGATGAAAATAAGGCAAGCCAAGAAAATTTTGAAGAGCCGGAATGATTATTGGTGGTCAAGAAGATAATGGTATAAGTTAGGATTTGACTAATTGCGTTCTAAAGGCCATTGAATCACCTAGGCGATAGCCAAAAAACTTTGTTGTTCATCTAAAATAATATGACGTATGAATATAGCAATTTTATATCTTAGTATGAGTTTTATCTACATCTTGCTTGTTTGTTTGGATGGAGAAGATGTAAAGCCAAAATGGAAGCAATGGCTAGCAGGCAAACTAGGCATCAAACCAAAGATAGAGGTTAGATACATAAAGCCACAAGTTATTAAGCTTCGTTCAAGAGTTACAATGTCAATTTTTGAAATGCAATACTATTGCCGTGACAAATCTGGCATGGAGCAATTGAAGAGAAGAGCAATAGAAAGTGTGTATGATGAAATTCTTAAGGGAATGAAGGCAAATGGATTGGTTTCCATTTCGCAATATAAAGACATCTATACAAATAGCACAATTTATGAGGGGACATGTAGTATTTATAAAAACAAGTAGTATATGAAGATAAGACAAGCTAAGAAGATAATGAAGAAAGTCTATAAAACCCGATATTGGGCTTATAGGCAAGGCTATTATTGTGGTAAGATGGATGCAGGAAAGCTAGCCGGAGACCATCGTTTGTTAAAGGCTATGCGTCTTACAAAGAAGTGGAAAAGCCGCAAGATACGAAATGAAGTGAATAAAATACTGGAGAAGAATCCGTTCAAACCGAGGGATCTTCAACGTAGTGCTTTAAGATTAATGAGATATGGATGTAGCAAAGCTTAATCAGGAAATTTTAGGCGTAGATTTGGAATACAAAAATGTCTATATTGATGCGGAGAACACAAGAATGATACGTGCCAAATTACCTGATGGACATTGCGATTTGGTTCGCACAGATGTGTGGAATGGTCGTGTGAATCATCCGGAAGAGCATGATATTGTAAAATATACGGCAATCTCTTGGTATAGAGAAGAATTTGTCGGTGGAGTTGATTTAGGTCGCAACTATATGCATGCTAAATATAAGTTCTTCGAGTTGGTTGTGAATAAAAAATATATTTTGGAAATGAAACATAAGAAAAATGAAAATGCTAGATAATAAGTTAATCATAGATATTCCTAAAGGAATGGAAGTGGATATTGAAAAAAGTGACTTGAAAGCGGGCATTATAGCATTCAAGAAGAGACCCTTCAGCTATGAGGATGTTATATCTACTTTAATAGACCGTGGTCTTAGTCCTGTCGTTGCTAATGTTACTAATAGTAATGTAGAGAAAATTGTTGCATTGGATAAGTTAATGGATATAGCTAAGTGTTATAATGGAGATTGGAAACCGGATTGGAATTCTAAAGAATATAAGCATAATATCATGCGAACTAGCGAATATGGTATAACTTCTAGTAGTGATTATAACGAAGGTGCAATTTACTTCAAGAACAAAGAAGATGCCCAAGCCGTTATTGATAATCCGAATTTCAGAAGCATTCTTGATGCAATCTATAAGGACTAAGGCTTATGAAGGAAATGTTCTTTAAGAGTGTAGAGTTCCGTGAAGTCCAGCATTTGGCTTTCTCGGATGAATACATAACCGCATACGTATCGGTGAATAATGTTCCGAAGATACATATGAGTGTTAATACACCTCGTGACGAATATGGGTTTGCGAAAGGTAAACCAAAGCGTTACTTTAGAGTAGGGTTAGGGAAATGGCTCACTGAACGAGCGTTTGTTAAGAAATATTTTAGCGAAGAATAAATGAATATAAAAAAGTCAGATATGGAAACTGAGATTAATGTAGCGGCAACCCTTAAGGATAAGCCACAAGGAGTTAAGTTGTATTCCCGAATATGTGGAGCAGTAGAGCTTAAAGAAGTTCTTGATGTACGTAAAAAGAAATCTATTGTGGTTAAAGAACTCAATTCAAGTAACCAACATAGATTTTGGTACGATGGCAAATTCTTTAGAGCAGGTCAATGTGTATTGCAACCTTCTAAGGAAATGGCAGACTGGTCTAAGTTCGCCTGGAAGAAAGGCGATGTGTTGGTTTGTAAAGATGTCAACTCACATATTATCTTTGAAGCGTTTAATGATGATACATATACAACTTTCACAGGTAAGCAGAACTATCAAGCTACTAGGGTTGGATATTCTTATGCTCATACACGTAATATTGCTATGACACAAGACTTCGATATTGAGAAAGGTGATGCAGCTCAGACCTACATCAACACTATCGAGGAAAAGTTGGGTGGCAAACTCAATCGTGAGACCTTGGAGGTTGAGAAGCAGCCAGAGTTCAAGGATGGGGATATACTTAGCATCCAAGAAGATGAAGAACATTATCATGCAATTTTAATCTTCAAAGGGGGTACAGATGTCTATGTGTATTTTGATTATTTCCACAGGGTTTTAACCTATGGTACAAAAATAGATGAAAATGAGAAATCTATATCTCATCTTGCTACAGATGAAGAGAAACAACAACTCTTTTCAGCTCTAAAAAAGGAAAACAAGGCTTGGGATGCTGACAAGAAAATGTTTGTTGACTTGAAGCCAAAGGTTGAGTTCAAGCCTTTTGATAAGGTGTTGGTTAGAGATAATGAAGATGATATATGGGAAGTAAGTTTGTTTGGTTATAAAGATGAACTCTACTATAGATGCGATAATGGTATCCCTTGGATTCAGTGTATTCCTTACGATGGCAATGAACACTTGCTTGGAACTACAAATAATGTGGAGGGTTAGATTAGATATGTTAAATGATAAGAAAATAGAAGAAGTTGCAAAGCAACATGCGGCGGGAGCCTTTATTTCCGAATATTGGCAAGCTTGCTATAAAGAAGGTTTTGTGGATTGCGCTAAATGGATGCAAGAAGAATTTTTAAAGGATTTGTGGCATCCTGCTAGTGAAGAGCCAAAGCGTCATAGTTACATCATGTTTAAAACCACTAACAATAATGGATTCGGAACAGAATACATAGATTGTAGTTGGGAAATACTAGTTAGATGTCTGCAAATTACTCAATGCCTTTATGCTGAAGACTTACTTCCAAAGGAAGGAGGTGATGGCAAATGACCGATGCTGAATTTAATAAGTTTGTGCTTATACTAGAGAATGAAGCGTTTCGGTTTGCAAGAAGTCAAAACGTATTTAAGGAGCATCGAGTGGTGATAGAGCAGTCTTTCAAGATAGGAGGGCTGTTCATTCTTCGAGAGTTGGAAAAGTATTTTAATCAAAAGAAGTAAGTGTATGATATTATATGATAATCAATGTTTTGAGCTTTTAAAAGCTCTGTGTTATAGTGTCCCACAGAATCCAAATGTCGGTAGGTTTGAGATTGCAAATGTGATACTTGACACATTACAAAAAATAAAAGATGCGGATTAACAGCTTTCGGGCACAAATTTAAAGATAATGACAAAGGAAGAAATATTGGAAAAGGCATCTGATTTTGAGGATGAAGATGAGTTTGTGAAGTGTGATAGATTGCCGTTCACTGAGGAATGGTGGCTTTTGCATCACCTAGTGTATATCGGCTTGTCTTGTACCTATACAGGTCGTGGTTATATAATAGAGAAACTTAAAGATTAGTAAAATGGAAGCAAATGATTATTTGAAAGCTATGCAAGCTATGGATGAATTGGATAGACTTGTAACTAGTGTTTATCCGGATAAGTTCAAGTTGGTTTGCAAGAAGCATGGAATAGATGAATGCGAGGCGATGAACATGTATTCGTACTTGCAAAAGATGCAGAAAGGTCAGTCTTGGCTAGTTAGATACAAGCCATTGGAATATCTAGATCGTGTATTAACATTAGCCAAAGAAGCTTATGCGTCTTACATGAACAACGGCTTGATTCTAAGTATGGTCAATTTTGGTGATAAGTACACAAGAATACTTGTAATCTTTGAGAAAGATGGCGTGAGAAGCCAACAGGAATTTGACCTTAGAGAGCAAAGAACATATGTTGATATAGCGGACTTTATTGGAAATGGTTATTCCATCGTATCTGTTATCCGTCAGTCTGACAATGTTGGCACCGAAAAGTTTGTTGGAGAAAAGGATGAGCGAAGTCATAGTATTCCTATTTACGATGGAGATGTAATGCTTTGTTACGTGAATAAACCGGAATTTTGGAGTTCCGATTGGCGTAATAGCGGACTTTATATTTGTGAGAGCGGCTCATATCATAGATTGCTATACACCCCGAATAAGGGTTACGTAAGACATGGAGAGCCTGATGTAGATGAAGACTTCACCCTTGATATTGAGGAAGAATCCTTCAGTAGTTATGTTATGACTTTAGACCAGTCTTGGTATAAGTTGGGTAATGTTTATGCAGGTATAGGCTTTTTGAAGGAGAAAGAATAGAAGAGTTGAAGGAGAGGAATATCATTTCCCCTCCTTTGCATTAATCTCCAGCTCGATAGGCTTGCCGCAATAAGGGCAGATGATAGCCGGAGATTGCGGAATGGATGGCTGCTCTGGTTGTAGCTCCTTTGGTGTCTCCTTGTAGAATAGCCTCCAAATTGGCACATCTAGGATTTCGGCAATACGTACCAATGTATCAAACGATGGGTTCGCTATTAAAAGTTCTAAAATCAAGCAAAAGAGTTGTTATTATTAAAGCAAAATTCTTTGTTGTCTAAAGAATTTTTCTTATCTTTGCATACATAAAGTGAGTCACACAAAAAACTGAAAAATTATGGAAATTGATAAAAATAAAGTGTATTATTCTGTAGAGGGATTCCCTTACAAAATTGAAGCTGTAGTACGTGGGGTTATATACGTAAGAGCTTACGAACAAGGTTTTATGAAACGTGCAAGAATAAGAGAAATTCTTGATGGGAGTTTTTCTATTTTTATAAAAGGAAAGGGGTATGTAAAAGCAGATACATTTGAAGAATTCTACGAATTAAAGAAAAGTCATGCTTATTTTTGTTGGAATCAAATACTTGGACGTATCGGTACAGGTTGTTGGCATGATGTTACTATCTCTAATGAATGGAAGGATTTTTTGAAATTTAAAGAATTCCATGATAAATGGTGGAAAAATGGCTTTGCGATAGACAAAGATTTATTGGCAGATGGAAGAAGAATATATTCTGCTGAAACTTGTACTTTTATGCCATTGGGCTTAAATTCAACGATAAGGGAAATGACATCTTTTTCTTTGAAGTTTAGGCGAATAGGTAAGAAATATGCATTTAATATTTCGCAATCCGGATATTCGCAAACAATAATGGGTAATACGTTGAATGAAACAATTCATCTTTATGCAATTTATCGTTGTTCTAGGGTATTAACAATGTTAGAGATATACATAAAGGATTTACGTAAAGAAGCGGTAAATAAAATTATTTCATTTTATAATGTAAAAGCATATGAAAAGTGGATAAAGGAACATTTAAAGGAGGATTAATCCTCCTTAAATTGATTCCCATATTAATAGGTTTACCCCAAAGAAGACAAGCTAACTTGGTTGGCTCTATTTCATATTTGAAGAAGTTTCCAGCTTATCAACAATAGAACGAAGTTCTTGCAAGGAAGACGCTACAAATGTATCTCCATTTTCCGAGCGGACAAATGCGCAGAAGTTAAACCTAGGTGAACACTCGCAGTAGATGTCTTCTGGGTCAACAAACAATTGCCAAGTTGGAACACCAAGAAGTTGTGCTACTTCTTCCAACCTCGCTTTTGTAGGGTTGCCATTGATAATGTTAGGGATACTTTGCTTGGTTATCCCTAACATCTTAGCAAAAGTAGTCTTTGTGATGCCTTTTTGCTTTAATATTTCTTCTAGTCTATACATATTATATATATTAAATGATTGTACGAACTTATTCGTTTGCAAAGGTACGATTAAATTACGAAAGTAAGAAGAAAATATTACTAATAAATGTGAATAAATATGGCAGTTTGAATATATTCGTACTAACAAAGGTTAAATATAAGAAGATTTTCGTATTTTCTCTTGATGATATGAGAAGATATTCGTACCTTTGCAATGTCTTTAAGAGATAAAGGCTTTAAAGTTTAACTATTAATTGCTGTTATGCAGCCGAGTCGGCACTCGTAAAACGGTTTGAGGATATGACTACTTCAATTAAGAACAAGATGAGAAAGGTAATGCAGTTGGCACATAGAGCCTATCAGTTGAAATCAAGTTCAATGTCTTGGGTTGAGTGCTTGAAACAGGCTTGGCAGGTCGTAAAGCTTGAGGCAGCGATGAAGACCAAGGTAGTAGAGTTCTTCTTTATGAAGATGAATGGTGAGGTAAGACAAGCCTTTGGTACTCTCCTTCAGAGCCACATTGACTATACTCCAAATGGTACTGGTCATGCAGCATCAAGAGATTGCATCCGCTATTGGGATGAAGAAAAGGGTGCTTGGAGACAATTCAAGGCTTATAACTTCTTGCGAGTTGCATAAAGATATTTACACGTTCTAAGGTGTTTGGCGAGGCTTTGATAGGGGTGAGCCTATTTAATCACCCCTTTAGTTTAGGACTTTTAAATTAAAATCGAATATGTTACATTCTGAGATTGTTAGTGGGTTGAAGAACATTGGTGTACAAGTAAAACCATATAATGTTCAAGATGGCTTTATGGATATGTTTGTAAATGGTGAGGTTTACGATATGTTCGTGAAGTTTATAAAAGAGAACAACTTAGAGGTGATGTATGATAACATTCATCATTGGGATATTTTCACATGGTGTGATGCTACAATTTGGTTTTAATCACAAATAGAGTATAAGATATGGAGACAATTGCTAAGTGTTTGAAAGAAGTGTTCTACAAAGGGCATCATATTACCAAGGTGGAGGACGTTTTCGGTCAGGTTGCCGTTCGCATTGATAATGTAGTTGAACCGGACTATGCTAGCATAGCCGATGCAAAACGAGTAATCAATGGTAAAGCCCCTAAATGGTTTACGGATGGTTATATGTGGGACGAAGCCAGCAAGAAGGTCGTAAAAGACCCTAACGCTTTCCGATGGGAGAAGTAAGAAAAGATAAGGTAAAGAACTTAATACAATTGATTATGGAAAAGTTTAATGATGGCAATTATGTATTCGAGACAACAAACGAGTTTCCGGATGGCTATGAGATTTGGGCGATTGGTCGAAGAAATTTCAAGCACAAAGGCTACGTACCATTGTGTGAGGTCGATGAGAGCCGCTACGTCAAAAGAGATACCTTGAAGGCTTTGAAAGTCAAGGATGAAGCATTAGCTTTGACTTTGCTCTCTGAAGCCGTTAAACGAGGTGTTAACAAGAAGAAGTATAACAAAATGATTAATGCATAAGAAAATGGATGAGATTTTCTTGAATGTGCTCTATATTGAGCACACAGACAAAATAGGAGTTTTAAAGGATGATAAGGAAGAAAGGGTATCAGTTATCCTTGGGGCGGACAAAACGCTTGTAGAACGCAAGAGAGACGGCAAAACGTACCTTCTTGTACCATTGACAAAGAACCACACATTTGTCTGCAAGGGTAATAGCATTGATGTGGATGGTAAGCGTTTCAAGAGTAAAATCTTCTTCCGTAAGGATGGTGCTCAGTGGATTGAGATTGACAAAGAAACGTTATCTAAGGTAGCGTAACAAATATGGAGGTTAAAGCTATGAAAGTATATGTAGTAATTTCTTCGTACCAACATGGGTTGGGTGAAGCAGTTGAGGTTGATGCAGAAGTCTTTTCTACCATAGATAAGGCAAGAAAAGCGATAAGACACAAAGGGATGAACACTTTGGAGAATTACAATCGTGTTTTGAATTGCGATGATTATCTATGCAATATCTCAGATTCTTTCTTCCATATCTCAGACAGCGAAGGAGAAACGTGGGACAATTTCGACATCGTAGAACAAGAATTAAAATAATAAAGTTATGAAGATTGATAAAATCAAAAATATTTTAGAAGATGCGAAGGGGTGTGGTTGCCTAGCGACAATTACACTTGCAAATGGGCAGGTATCGCATGTAAACTTCAGTAAGCAAATAAAGACGTTTACTGCTACAGATGATGTAATCTTGGACGAAGAGGGACATCTTGTGATAATACTTGGTACGGATGGAAGTAGAGATTACATTGATAGCGATTCCATCATTCGCATATTTAGCAAAGAAGGTTTATAACAATTAATTAGATAAGAATATGGATGCAAATAACGCAATTAACGTATATGAGAATGTAGTGGGTGTTAGGGTTGAAAACATTCAAGATGTAGTAAAAGCACAGGCAGCAGGTCTTTTAATTACAAATGAAAACGGATATGGTTACGATAACCATATTATAGAAGATGAAAAGGATGGTGTAGAGCGTGAACCGACAGAGCAGGAGGTATTTGAGCGCATTGCCAAAGATATAAACGAAGGCAATAAAGTTTATGCTTGTATGATATTATCTCACGATTTGTGCGTAATGAAAGATACCAATACGATAATACAGAGTGATTTCTATGTAGGGCAAAAGGTTTACACCATGCACGAAAATAAGATTATGAAAGGTGAAATCCGGTATCTATCTCTATCACGAGGCGTTTTAAATGGCGATGCACAAAATGCTCTTTTGGGCGAAATGGCAGAGAAGTTGTATTATTACATTGGCTTCAGCTTCACAAACGGACGAACCCCAAAGATTGGCTCGGAAAAAGATGAGATTATTAACAAGATTCACTCTTTGGCTAAGGATAATTATGCCGTTTTGAAGACAGATAAGGGAGATTATCTGTCAAGACATACAGGAGAAATTTTTGCCACAAAAGATGCTCTTGTAGAGAACTTAACGAAAGACTATATAAAGTAGATAAGAATATGGATGCAGGTCATGTGAATGTGATATTGGGCGAAGCCGAGAACAAAGGTCTTAGAGGAACTATCAACTTGGTAGGTGGGGCAAAGATAAGTTTCGACTTCAATAGTGTTGGTGGTGAAACCTCTTTCAATTGCAATACAAAGAACAGAACACTTATGATTGGGAGCGGAAGTACAGTAGTGTTTACTCGTAAATATATTGATTGTAGTTCTATCCAGTATATTGAAGTGCTTGAGTGTACAAACTAATTATAGGAGACAAGAATATGGATGTAAATAACGCAGGTCAGCACGATGGATGTGCTAAAACCGGATTGGGACAGAATTAGAAAGAAAAGGCGGAAGAGGATTTAACCTCTTACCGCCTTTAGGATGCAAGCTATTTCAAGATTATTTTTAGAAAATATGAAAATAAATTAGAGTTTTCTTGCATTTTTCAAAGGTTTTTGCTACCTTTGCAGATGTAAACAATAAAACAATGAGCTTATGAAAGTATTATCAATTCGCCAGCCGTATGCTTGGTTAATCGCTATCGGCTGCAAGACCATTGAAAACAGAACCTGGAATAGAAAGTTCCGTGGTCGTTTCCTTATTCATGCTAGCCAAGCCAAACCCGAAAAACTTGACGGATGGCAGGAGAGCGCAATGAAGAAATATTGCCAAGAGCATGGTATTGTTATTCCGGACTTCAAAGACTTGCCAACGTCAGCCATTATCGGCAGCGTAGAGTTGGATGATATTCAATTCCATGAGGCTTATCCGGATGCGTTTGCTGAAGATTTTCAGTATCATTGGTTCTTGAAGAATGCTAAATTGTTCGATGAGCCGATTAGAAATGTCAAAGGCAAGTTGTTTCTCTGGGAATATGCGTACAATGAAGCCGAAATATAAAATAACAATATTTTTGTAACAAAAATACAAGTCGTTGAAAATTAGAGCAAAAGTATACGTTGTTCTGATGGACAGATAAGAAGAAAATGTAAAAATAAAGAAAGCCCCAACCTCTAACGAGATTGGGGCTTTTACAGTTGTCTTAGTGTGTCTCACCATTTTTATTTCGTTCAATCAAAGGCAAGATACCTTTCTCCTTTAGAAACTCATAGAGAAAGAAACGTCCTTTCTGAGTCCACTTCGTGTTGTATTTGATGGTTTGTTTTCCATCATTATGCGTAATGGTCACTGGCTCGCTATTCACATATCCCTTATCCAAATATTGGCGGTACAAGACCCATTGGTCAGAAACCTTGTGCTGGATACCATGCTCATGCAACAATTTGTTGAATGCTTGCGGACTCATTCCGTAATCCTGCGCCATTGATGTAATCACGCTTGTGCTCTTGTTCTTCATCATCACATCGAAGTAAGTAGTCTTAGGCTTCATCGTTGTAATCTGTGCGCTTAGTCCGACAATCTCCTGCGATGCCTTGGCAAGTTCCTCTTTCTGTTGCTTGTTCTCCAAGGTCAGCACTTGGTTCTTCTCGAACTGGTCAGCCCAAGCTCTTGCTGCTATAGCCGGATTGGTGAAATCGGGCAAAGATGGAACACTCTGCATTCTTGCTCGCTTCTCCATTTCTATAAAGTAGCGTCTAGCTTGCTTGCCTTTCTCACATTGAGACATCATTGAAATCTCTTTTGCGGCATCAACGGATAAAGCATACTCAGATGTTGGTCTGCCTCCAAATAGGTTTTCCCCCTTTTGGGTGAAAACCTCAAAGTCTTGATTTTCAACCAAATCACAGCGTTCAATCTGCTTCTTAATCCAAGAAGAGAAATCCTTCCCTATACCTAGGAACTGATGTAAGCCTCTTCCGTTCACAGCTTGCTTACCATCACGTTCTTCTACCTTGATGAGTTCAAAGCCTTCAACCTTGATTTCCTCGCTCTGATTTACAAATGCTCCCAGCATGGGTGCATCATTCAAATTCTTTTCTAAAAAATCTTTCATATTAAACAATTTAAATATTATAAGTATGGTTTCTTGCAAATAGGAAAGCCCCGTCCACCATGTTGTGAGAGAGGATGGACAGGGCTTGTTTCGCCTACCCACAAATGTAACGGAATGGGCTTGACGAAATATTACTCCACGCTTGGAGCTTATAACCATTTGTTTAATATGTCTTCTTTATTCGTCAGTCGTGTCCGTTACTTCACAACCATTATTACTTTCGGCTGCAAAGTTAATGCTTTTCTCTTTAACTTGCAAACGCTTTAGTGTTTTGTTTAAAACATTAACGTTTGTTTTACTTTGGAGGACTTCTGCCCTCATCAGCACGACCAGCTATCGTGGCACGTTGCTGCACATTACTTCTTCTTTTCATTGTTCACGGAATTTAATTGTTAAACATCAAAGATAATGTGCAGTTTATAGTGTGCCTCACCTTATATATTGTTACGCTACCAAAGATAGCATTTCTTTTGATTGCATCTCAATCCATTGGCAACCATACTTGCGGAAATAGATGTCAGAATCAAACCTCTTGCCATCCACGATAATGTAATTGCCCTTATACTCAAATTTGTGGTTTCTTGTCAAAGGCACTAACAGGTACACCTCCATATTCTCTTTGTTTAGAACCAAGGTTAAATCAGTACCCAATATATGTGAAATAGTTTCACGCTCATCGTCGCTCAACACGCCAAACTTATCATTGTAACGCACATAAAGAGCATCCATCAAATTCTTATCCATATCTCTTAAATATTTAATGTTCAAAGTCCGGTGCAGTTTAGCGTGTGCCTCACGAAATCTATTACAAGTCACACTC